ACAATCTTCCCATTAATTGTTACTGTCTTACCGCCAGTCGTGTCTTGATATATAGCAGTTACTCTTTGGTAGTTGTTATCACCAGCCCCTACTGATAGGTGCGTGAAGTTTTGAGTCGTATTGAACTTCTGGCCTACGGTTACTTCAACTGCATATGGTTGGAAGCCAGTATATAAGCTTTGTATACCTGTTGAACCATATGAATCTGATGTGCTGAGATAGCTCATTATTTGAATACTCCTGTAATTTTGCTAAGAATTTGTTTGACTATTTCTAGTATTTGCTGGACAACGCCATAGGTCATTTGACTATAGTCATCTTTCTCTGTTACAGGTTTTCCTGAATCTGGGAGAGGGTTACCACTTGGATCATTGCTTGTAGGTGATGGGGTTGTGTACTTCGCTATTAATGACGCAGTAACATCATTACCCTTCTGAGTAATATTTCCAACCTTGCCATTGTTTACATATGCTTTATAAGCGTTAGCTTCCACACTATATGCACCAATTTGCTCGCCATCTACACCATATAGCCTAAATAAGTCTGACTGAGGAGTATTTGTTGGGGTTGTAGTGGTTTGTGATGGAGCCTGAGGAGTTTTTGCATCTTTATCTGTCACTTGCCCCCATTCAGCATTTGATTGTTTTGTGTATGAAAGTTGATCGATCTGATCCACAAGGTCTCGATAAACGCCAGGGCAGGTTGTTTGAATAAAATACGAGTGCCAATATAGAGGTACATCACCGAATGCCGAACGAATATCTGCTATCACTTCAGCAACAACATCTATATCTTCAGGACGTCCTCTCGGGTCAAGTTCAATACCAATGGTACGTGCATTACCCCAAGCTGAGCCTGAGTGCCATGCAACGTTATTGTAATCAACAATACAAGCCGCTCGACGACCTGTACCTGTTACAACTACGTGAGCTGATGTGTTGCCGCCAGGCCTACATAAGTAATCTCTAACTCCTTCAAATGAAGGGTTTTGTGAAGGGTCTCCCCACCAGTGAAGGGTAATTCCCTCAATAACTCGTGGCATACCGAATACCGCTGGAGAGTCTGCCTCAGCTGTAAAATTTCCTGAATTGTGTGTTGTATCGTAACTGTATGACATTTTATCAATTTTTTATTTTATTCTTTTGTCTATTACTATTATAGCAATTACGTCCTTGTGACCAGATAACCCTCAAACTGTGTACCCTGTTCTGCCTGACCTATACCACTCGCTATGTTTGTAGCAACTGTACACCATGCCCAAGCTTCGACATAATCACCAGCATTCAAGAAGAACATTCTTGAAGAATGTATGTTTCTAATGATAGTACCGCTTGGACCTGTGATGTCAGCTTCTCGAGGATATTGTGTGCTTCCAGACCCATTTATTCTGAATTCTATGATTGCGCGAACGTTTGTTGATGCAGAAGCATTCAAGCGTGCATTGAATATATAAACTCCAGTGTATGGTGCAGTGAACCTACCGATATCTGATGTATTCGAATAGCCAGACCCATAGTTGTACAATATATTGTTGCATGCAAACTTGCCGAATGTTGAAGCGCCTAGGTTCAATGTTGTAGTTCTTTGAGCGCTAAAACATACTGTGTTCTTCCACTTAGAGTCATCTATTGAACCTGTGGCTAGTTTTGCAGTTGTTACATTTCCATCTGCAATCTTCGCAGTGGTGACAGATGAATCTGCTAACTTTGCGGTAGTAACCGCATTGGATTGCAAAGACGTAGCATTTACCGTGTTTGCGGCTAAAGTAACCTGTATTCTCTGGTCTGATATATTTGCATTAACAATTGAAGTTGCACCAGTAGGTACAGTCACATTGGCAAGTACTATGTAAGGATTTCCCGCTCCAACTGCAGTTTGAATAGTAGTGGAGTTGGGAGCTGATGGAGAGGCGGCTGGCGTACCGTTCACTGCTATAAGCTTTGATATACCCGGGTTGTTCGGAGGGCTAGCAGATGTACTAGCACCCTTGTCTACATACAATACGATACATGTTATTCTAGGGTTCGCTGGATCGGCCGTTGTTATGGTAACCGCAGCATTTGCAGTATTCCAACCAGTATATGAGTATTGAGAGGTTGTATCTATTTTGTATTGTCCTGGCGCTACAAGTACACTCATACCAGTAGGAGAGTTCTGAGACACAGCTAAGTCAGTTGAACCTAAGACATTACCAAGCCAGACACCGGTCTGAAACTTATAGTGTCCTTCTTCGTTTGTCTTTCCATTTCCATCTCTGTTAGATAAATATATAGTCATTTCTATGGTCCGTTATAAATACTGAATCCCTTTATGGTTGGTAGCCATATCGAGTTTTCATTTGTAACCTGAAGAGTGGCACCACCTGCAGCATTGGCACCGACTGCTAGAGTCACTGATGTACTTGCAGCAACGTCAACAAAATATACCTGGTTGCTTCTTGGCCATGGTGATGATGCATCCACATACATAACAGGGCTTTGAGCTACTCCGTTTACCATCAGCGTGAGGCTTCCACTACCAGCGCTTATAGATGCCATTATATTAACTTCTAGGAATAGCCTTTCAGGTGTAGCACCGCTTGTGTATGTAAGGCTACAGTTCGTCACAGTCACGAATGATGCGCTTGTAGTAGTGAACCGAGCACCAGCGGCAGTGAAATTACTATTTATTATCGAAGGTTTAAACTTTTGTGTTGTAACCGCACCGTCTGCTAGTTTTGCAGTGGTGACATTAGCATCAGCTATTTTAGCAGTAGTAACATTAGCGTTCGTTATGTTCGATGTAGCTACTCCATTAGTGGCAATATCCGTTGAAACTATAGTGCCATCTGCAATCTTTGCTGAGGTTACAGCCTGGTCTAGGATAGAAGTTGTGGTAACAAAATCTGCAGCAACAGTAGCTCTTGTTCTTCGGTCAGTTATATTTGCATTAAGAATTGATGTAACTGCGGCATTAACGCGCACATCGGCTAGTATTATATAGGGATTACCAGCGCCTACTGATGATTGTATTGTCGTTCCGTTTGGGGCAGTAGGAACGGCGTTTGGTGTACCATTCACTACCTTAGCCTTAGCTATGCCAGGATTATTTGGAGGAGAAGCAGAGGTTGAAGCTGATTTATCAACATATAATACAATCGTATCAATTCTAGGATTAGCAGGGTCTGCAGTAGTAATCGTTATAGGAACACTTGCTGTATTCCAACCAGTATAAGCATAATCGCTAGTAGGTATACGATAGTCTCCTGTAGCTATGAGTACACTCATTCCTGTAGGAGAGTTCTGAGTAACCGCAAGCCCTGGCATAACAACCTCACCAGAAAAAGCGACAGCTGGGAACTTGTAGTGCCCCCTTTCATCTGTCTTTCCATTTCCGTCACGGTTGCTAACGTATAAAGTCATTAAGCAGTTCTTCTCCACATATAAACTACTACAGAAGGCTGTATGTTAGTGTGAGATTGGCTATTCCCAGTTGTTCCAGAGGTAAACGATGGTATATCAACTGTGTGGGAGTGCGCGCCTGATGGTAATATGAATCCGTTACCAAAGCCATATGCTTGTTGAGGGTTGGCTGGACCAGTACGTCTTGTTGAGTTATCAGTAAATGCTACATCTCTGTCAAAGTTGTGAGTGTGGCTACCGTTCGTTGATGTACCAGTTGAAGGCGGGTCGATAACGTGAGTGTGGGATGGGATTTGCGCCTCACTCAATGTTACTGTTTTAGCACCAGGTGTTGCACCTAAAGTCCCGAAGTCAGTATCACCAGTATCAATACCAACCATCACTCGGCCATTACCAAATTGAGACCACGTACCGAATCCTAACAATGTAGCTGGATTAGTGTTAACGTTTGCGTTGGTATATATTGAACCAACTGGATAAAGGAGAGGACCGACTGCTTGTAATAGATTACTAGCCGATAACACGTCAGAACTTATCGTCATAGGCACACGTTGGTCTGAGATATTTGAGTTAGTTATTACACTTGCTGATGCAGGTACGGTAACATTTGCAAGAACCATAAACGGATTACCAGCTCCGACAGCTGTTTGTATTGCTGCACTACTTGGAGCAACGGGACTCGAGCTTGCGGTACCGTTCACTGCTATAAGCTTAGCAATCCCTGGGTTATTTGGAGGAGAGGCTGAAGTCGTTGCACCCTTGTCGACATATATTGCGATTACTGTTATACGTGGATTAGATGTGTCAGCGCTAGTTATTGTTACTGTCGATATAGCGTTAAGCCACCCCATGTATGCGTATTCACCTGGAGCAGTTTCTAGTCTGTAATCGCCAACTTGCACATCTACACTCATTGCTGGTGTGGAGTGCTGAGTCACTTTAAGACCAGTAGCACCTAAAGTCTGGCCGTCGAGGATATTTGAAAGAAGTCTTAAATGGCCTTCTTCATTTGTTTTACCGTTGCCGTCACGGTTACTTAAGTACACTGTCATTTTTTATTTTTCCTATTGTCTCTGTATTTATTATATCAATGTGTCTATGCTATTCTTCTCACCATTATATTAGGCGTATAAAGAGTCAATGTTCCAGCAGAGCCAACTAAAGCACGTATATCAAATACCATGCTACCAGTCGATGCTGCAGTGTACCAACAGATAATTGATCTGCCATTCGATATGCCACCAACAGTTATATTTGTTCCCCTCTGGTCGGCAAATGCGGCAGAACCGCCAGCATATACCTGAAGGTCTACTTCTGTTGATACGCTGTGTGATACATATGCAGAAGTGAATATAACTTCATACACTCCGCCTGATACTAGCGAGGTAGTTAGGCTAAGTCCTATGGGAGTTGGCGCGAACGAACCTGGTACAGACGGTGTTTTGTTTACCGCTGAGTTAGTATTCCAATATCCTAGGTTAGGCCAGTCAAGCTTGGTTGATGTAACAGCTGAAGTGGCAAGCTTGGCGCTAGTGACATTTGCATCTGCAATTTTTGCAGTTGTAACTGCAGAATCTGCAATCTTATTTGTAGAGACAGCAGAATCTCTTAGAGATTCTGTACGAACTATATTGTCGGCTATATTAAGCTGTGTTCTTCGGTCTGTTATATCTGCGGTGACTATAGATATCGCGGCAGCATTTACTCTGACATCGGCTAATATTATATACGGGTTTCCTGCTCCTACTGATGTCTGTATAGCAGTACCATTAGGTGCAACAGGAATAGCCCCAGGCGTTCCGTCAACTGTTTTCAACTTTATTATTCCAGGATTATTCGGAGGGCTCGCTGAAGTAGATGCACCTTTATCTACATACGCCACTACAGTAGTAATTCTTGGATTAGATAAGTCTGCTGTCGTGATACTCAAAGTTACATTGGCTGTATTCCAACCAGTATATGAATAGTTAGCACCAGTGTATATCTTGAAATCACCAGGAAGTACTAGAACGTTCATTGCCGCTGGTGAGTTTTGAGTAACCTGCAGCGAGGTAGAACCTAGTACATCACCAGTAAGTACTTGTGTCTGAAGCCTATAGTGACCTTCTTCGCTAGTTTTGCCATTGCCATCACGGTTTGATAGATAGACTGTCATATATTGTAAATCTCCTCATAGATTACTCGACCTTTATAGGGGCTCACTGCCCTGAACTTTATACCGAAATAGCTATTAGCCGTCGGAGTGTAGTTTAATTGCTCAACTTGGACGTATACGTATTCAACAAGTGGATCGTCTGCCTCGGTAGTGGTAACTATCGTAAATCCTGGAGTCAATTGATGTACATCTGTCCTTGATGACTCATTTGGACCACCTATTTTGTCCATGAATATTGCGAAGGCGTTCGTATACTTGACGCTATTTATTTGATACGTTACTTTCCACATCTTCCTAAAGCTCGAGTCCGCTGTTAGGCCAGTATAGAAAATATCGTATTCATTAGGCGTATTAGTGTCGCCATGATAAACCTGCCAAGAGTCTCCAGTGAGTTTCTGCTTGGTTTTAAAATCCTGTATGATTACCTCTGCGCTATGTAGAGCATCTGTTATGTCGCCATCTCTCATTGTATAAATAGCGTTCCTGTGTACGAATTACTGTTCTGAACTCCAGCTGTTAGCCTACCTGGCTGGGTGGCGAATACTTTAATCTTCACTTTCACATTACTCTCGTTACTAGTCGATATATTTATATTCCAAAATAGCTCATTTGACTTTCTTGGTGTTGTAGAGAAGAATGTCCTCCCTGATGTATTATCAAGTATAGAAACATATGGAGGTGTTCCTGGAGCTGTTTTTCTGTAAGATTCGGTATTTCCATCGAGCGACACATCTGCTACAAGCTTGGCAAAAGGAGCATCTTGATAGTCTGCTGCATATTTAACCACTATAGTAGTGCTCGTGAGCGAAGACGGGGTTACAGTTATACTTGCATCCCAAGTATTTGTCGTCTGAATAACATAGCACTTAATAGAATCCCAACCAGTGAACTGAGCGGTTTTAAGATTTGTTGCTTCACGGTATAGATTCTTTACTCTCATAGGTAGAGAGCCAGTACGTAAGTCGTCTCTCATGTTAGTGGTACCACAGTCCCTCTTCCAACGCCATCAACTGGTGATATGAATGGATAATCTAACGTTATTTCTCCTTCATCAGTAGCATATACATAAAACTTGAGCCAGAGCCTATCTACATCAGTAAATACACCGATTGAAGTTCCAGCATTATTAGTTCCCGCATCTACCCTGAATCGTACTATCCCGTCGTCCGTGAATAGCGAATCTTGATCTATGTATGTGTCCCACGATACTGAATTTGGCGTAGGCATTGTATTAGTAGGGTTTATTTGAGCCTCAATAATTACTTGCGCCCATGGATTTGTCTGGTTTTTAGCTTTAAAAGTAACATAGCCGCGTGCAAGATAAGAAAACCCTCCTAGGAATGGCTCCTGAAGGCCTATAACGTCAACGGTAGTCGGGCTGCCGTCTGAATTGTGACGTTGTATTACTTTAGGGGTGGTGACGTCTCTTCCAAAGAACTGAGCACCCTTTAACTCAACAATATCTTTCTCAGCTCTTGCTATCCTGTCGGCTAGACTAATGTCTCTTTGTGACATGTCAGTCATTACCATACCACCATATCTAGGCTAACGCTCTCGTTCATATCAGGGTCAATTGTCATTCTTATGCCAATAATCCGGTAGAGTCCATTTATAGATGTCACAAATGAGCTTCCATCAACCCTCACATTTACGGCATCACCAGTCCATACATTGTTCATATCAAGATGGTTTGCCTCTACTGTTATTGCTGGAACTTCGTAAATGTCTTGGTAGATTGCCAGCTTACCAAATGTGTTCTCATCAAGCGTATCTTGCTCAACAACACTGTTAAACGTTTCTGTTCGTTCACGTATCCTATATGCAGCAGCGGATGTGTAGCCCGTAGCGACCGTTTCTAGGCGTTCTGAACCAAGGCCTGAACCAAGACCTATTATTCGGTTTGCAAGCGTGCTAGCGTCCCTAGAGACGACGATAGACGTAATGTTTTGCGGATATACTAATTCAATGTCTGGTTTATCTGAACCCAATCTGCTATATATGTTAAATACTTTGTTAGCATCGAATATGAAATCAAAGTTGTCGCTTTCTAATGAAGTAAGATTAACTACTCCGTCCTTTACATTCTGTATGTCATATGTTCGCACTCTGTCATCTTGTTGGCCCGCAGATGCTGTATCTACGCCAAGAGTGACACCAAAATCAAAGTATGTTGGGTCATCGAGGCTTGAGGTAAGGGTAACGTCATCAATGTAGAAGTTTGTGGTTGTACCAGCATCGGTTTTTATATCAAAATATGTAGAATCTACTGTCTGCGTCCAGCTCGTGGTGTATTGTATCCAGTTTGTACTCGCTATTGCTGTTGTACCATGATTTATCGATGGTTCAGCGGTTATATAAAGGTTTCCAGTAGCAACTGTTGCTTTTGCCCAGAATGTAGCCGTATAAGTAGCACCAGCGACCATATCAATAGCAAATCTAGCCCCAGCATTGGCGTTCGTACCTGTGGTAGCGCTAACATATAACGAACCTGGGTAGTCATTACCATTTGTGGCATCCCAAGCTATATACCCTGCATTCGAAGCAACCCAACCACTGATATCTTCATAGAAGTGACTGTTGGTTATTATATTGGGAACCGATTGAGTATCTGTGATAAGTTGTCTGGCAATTTCGGCATAAGTCATGCCACGATACATGTTACTTACAAATCGATCTTTGAAGTAGTTAAGGTATCCTGTACACTTTATTTCTATCTTATTGGTGTCTTGGTTATTGAAGTTAACGTTAACCTGAACAACCTGACCACCACAGATGTATTGATTATTACGGCGTATCTTTATATCAGTTCGATACGGTTCGAGGATAGATCGAGGATTTGCCCCAACAGACGCACACCTTTTCTCAAACTGGACAAGGTCAATAGACATAGATATATCCTCTACGTCATTTATCTTTGTGGTTATACTCAATGAAGTTGCGATTAGGTCGCTTATGTCCATTACATAAACTCCATTGATGTCCCAAACTTCTATTGTATACTCAGGGGTATCTAGATAATATGGGTCCATTTTATACTCCTAGGAATGCTGTTCTCCAGCGAAGGGTTCCAAATGATACATCGCTTGGGCCATCACTTGTAAACTCTATAGTGTTGTTTCCTTGCAGCAATCCCCACCATGTACTGTCATCTGTTCTGTATGATAGGATATTACTTCCATTGAGGGTGATTGTCCTTTGGTTCATGTCGATTATTATTTCATCATCAACATTCGAAGTCGTAACATCTACTTCAACGAACTTGTTGTCAGTAAGATTAGTTATACGAGGGTTCTGAACTTGTCCAACAATCTTAAATTGTGGATAAATGATTGTATCGCCGCTATTGACAGCAATCGCAGGAGTCGTACCTGGCGTCCAAGGCACTGGCATATCGTAGGCAGTAATATAACCACCACCGATAAGCTTGTATATAGGAAGTTCAATCCATCCAGAGTCTGGGTCTAAGCCATCACCAGCATCGTATAGATAAGGGTCTGGAGCGATAAGCGTTATTTGGTATTGACCATGCTTAGGACCTATGATGTCCATCTTGAAGTCTTTTAGAAATGTCTGCGTGAAATAGTTTTTACCAGAGAAGCTTGTTATGAATAATGGTAGTGATTGTCGTATGTCAAGTGTCTGAGCAAGGTTATAGCGTATATCATCTGCTTCCTCGCAAGTACCAGATTTATAAAAGCCATTCAAAACGATTGTACGAGCTGTGTAGAATTGGCTTGATACATATCCACCATCCCTACCAGACCAGTCTCCGTAACCTAAGCGGATAGGAGCTGCTTCAAGCCCAGATACAGGTGATTGGATATGATAATCAGTATCTTGGCCAAGCTCTAGGCCATTTAGCATAAATCTCATTATAATTTACCTAATTCCCATGTTAGATTTCTGTTGACTTGGTCCATATCGATATCAGTGTATACTTGGTTCGTTTGGTTTATCGTTACGCCACTTCCAGCTACTGTCGATGAACCATTATCAAGTACAGAAGGCGCTAATTGTCTAGCGAATGTTTGAGTAGTGTTTACTGCGAAGTCTGCAGATGTTGTCCCAAGGCTGAATGCATCGGTTATGCTCGATGCGGAGCTTGAGGCGGCATTAACTGCGTCTTTAGTGCTGTCAGCGATACCACCAGCAATACCAAGACCAAGCATCTTACCAACTTCATCGCGCATGACTCTTGATGGTGAATGAATACCAAAGAACTTCTTTATAGCATTCAATGCACCAGATGCAATATCAGTTATTGTCTTGACAACCTGGTCTTTTGCACCATTTATACCTCTTATAAGTCCAGCTATGATATCGCCACCAGCGACAACGAACTTGCTCAGTGAGTCTGATAGCTGAAGAACTATGTTACCAATTATTGATGCTACTGCTAGTAATATGTTTGGTATTGCTTGAATCATACCAGCAGCTACTCTAAGAACTATTTGGACACCAGCGCTTAGTATTGAGCCTAGGAATACGTTTATACCGCTTATGATTGCGTTCATAAGGTTACCGACCGCTCCTATGATTTGACCAAGATTGTCAACCAGTGCTTCAGCTAAAGTCAAGATTATTTGTAGGCCTGCGTCAATAATCATCGGTAAATTATCAATGATTGCGTTTAATATGGCGAGAGTGATTTCTACTACTGCATCTATTATCAGCGGAAGATTATCTATAATCGCAGTTGTAAGAGCAGTTATGATAAGTACTGCAGCGTTGATGATTAATGGTAGGTTATCAATTATAGCCTTGATAAGTGTCGTAATAAGAATTACAGTTGCATTAATAATCTCAGGTAAGTTCTGGATAATGCCATTCACTAGACCTTGTACAAGTTGTACTGCCGCTGTAATAAGTAGCGGTAATGCGGTTATTATCGCATTAACAAGAGTCATTATGATTTGGACTGCAGCTGGTATAAGTGTAGGTAAGAACTTAATTAACTGTTCGAATAACCCAGTAATAATTTGTGTAGCAGCAGTAAGTATAGATGGGAGTGCTTTAGTAATACCGTTGATAAGTGCTACGATTATTTGCACACCTGCATTTATAAGGTTAGGAATCTCCTTTAGTAGAACGCTTACAAGCTGAGGAATAAGCTTAGTTATTGCATCTACCACAACTGGTAATGCCTTTACTATTCCATCTACCACTGATTGTATAATCTTTATACCACCATCAATCAACGCTGGAAGACTCTTTATTATTGTCTTTACCAGCTCATCTATAAATGTAACCGTGGCTGTGACGAGTTGTGGTATAGCGGTAATGATTGCATTTATTATTGCTTGTATCGCGATAACAATAGAATCGACTATCTTAGGTACGTTCGTGATTATCGCATCAATAATTCCTTGAGCAAGTGTGATTGCTGCATTGAATATGAGTGGTACGGCCGCAACAATAGTATTAACGAGCTGTATTATTATATTCGATACAGTTGTTACAAGCTGAGGAATGGCAGCTAATATGCCACTTACGAGCTCGAGCACTACTTGTACACCGACATTTAAGAGTAGTGGAAGGCCTTTTAGTATAGTGTCAACGATAGTAGCCACAAAAGTACCAAGTTGTTGTATAGCACCAGGCAATGCATCAGCAAATCCCTTTACAACATTAGGGATGTTAGCGAATAATTGTTGGAACTGTTGCGCCGCTACACTCGTATCACCTAGTAGGAATAGAAGCGAGCCTAATGCAGCTACTGCAGTAAGTACTGGGCCTCCGAAGTCATCGAATATTTGTATTACAGTGTTAAGGCTTCCACCTAATGCTGAGACATAAGTAATAACTGGCGTGAGTACCGCTATGAATGCTAAAGTTGTTATCACCGCGCTTTGTATGAAGCTAGGTAGCTCGTTAAATGCCTGTATGAGGTCAAATAATACCCCTAGGGCGGCTCCTACTACATTAGCTAAGGTTGTTATCACCTGGTTCGTAAGGTTCATCAGAGCGACGAATTCTCGTTGCCCTTCGACTGTCTTAAGCCAAGCGTTCATCTCATCAATGATGCCTGATAATGTCTGGATAAGCGAAACTCCAGCTTGTGATGATGTTTCGAATATAGTAACAAGGAGGCCGACAGTCGAACCTATTAATGAACCAAGAGTTTCAAATGCCTTGATACCAGTATTGATAGCGTTGGTAAGCTCTTCTTGACCTTTTGTGCTTGTTGCATATGCGGCAAATAATTGGGACTGCTTAACGACCCATTCAGCGAGCATATTTGTATAAGGAAGCCCGACCTCTACAAGGCCCGCAGTAGCTAAGGCAAGTGGCTCTACTGCTTTAGTTAGAGTAGTGGTAGCCTGGGCTGTTGTCTTAAGTGTATCAGATATAAGCTTCTGGAAGAACGGCTCTTTAGCAACTCGAGCTGCTTCTAGAGCAAGTCCATTCATTGCCTTTGCAGTATCCACCATTCCATCTTTTAGGACTGGTAGGATAACAGTAGCAACTTCTTTCATCTGAGTGCCTAAATCTTTGAAGAGAGCTTTTTGTATCTCCTCTTGAATAGGAACGAACTCATCGTATACTTCCTTGAACGCCTTAGCTAGTTCTTGTGCTTGAGGAGTAAGTTTTTCTAGGTCTTTTTGGAATAGTTTTTCATTCCCAACGTCGCCAAACGCTTTTCCTAGTCCACTTACAGCCACCTTAAGTGTACCGAATGCGCCTACTACTGGCGCAATGATACCAGGTGCTGCTAATGCTACCTGACCAGCTGCGGCTAATGCTCCAGCTAATTCAGTAACAGCACCACCTGCGGCAATGGCAGCAACAACAATAGAGGTCATGTTGAAACCTCTCATAGCTACGCCAAAGTTGCGAACAAGACTGGCAGTTTGAGCCATCTCAGTACGAAATTCACGCAAACCTTTGTTTGCGCCTTTAGTACCATCATTGATGTCTTTGTCTACGGACTTCCCAGTTCTTCTTGCCTCTTCTCGTACTCGAGTAGTGACGATTTGGAAATCGGTGTCGTTGGCGGTAAGATACCAAGTAATTGTTCCGCCATCAGCGTTCATCTATTATTACCCTGCCATTTTCTTAAAGTGTTCTGATAATTTCTTTATACCCTGCCCCTTTTTGGTATGCGGAGCTGCCACAATTTGTACAAGGTTGTACATCTTTAGAGCATCTTGCTTTTGCGCTACATTGAGTAGCAGCACTATGTCTCTATATGGCAACTCTGCAGCCGTTTTTAGAGTATATTGTGGGTAATTGAGGCATACGAGTGCGTATAACTCTCTTTTACTCGTCTTTGGAGCTTGAGAAGGGACTTTTTGAGCCCGTACCCGCGCCATATTCTAAACTATCCTTCTAGAGATAGTTCTGTCCGCACCATAGTATTGAAGTTACGCATCACTTTGATGTTCTCGTTCTTCAATGCATCGCGAATAGGAGTGTCGTGGTTTACAGCAGTAATAAGCCCGTAGATGAAGTTCTCGAGCTTATCACCTGCTTCTTTAGCCTTTTCTTTATACTGTTCCTCAATTTCTTGAGTTCCAGCATTGTCAGCTTGTCGCTGATATTCAGTTACTGCGTCAGAAAGTTCTTTCATTTCCTCTACTTCATGAGTAAGAGGATAACGTAGGAAGTATTCTTTGCCACGTAGGTCGAACCCTACGCCATCATTAACATTGTCGGTTAAATCTGTATATTTCTTTTGTTGACTCATCGGTCGTATATCCTTTATGTTAAATTATTTGACTAGCTTACTGAAGAAAGAGAGCCTTCTTTGAAGAACTGGATGTTACCAACACCTGGAGCAGGCTCACCAACGAATCGTACTGATACGGTTCGTACTGAGTTGTCTGCGAACTCCATAGAGTCAATAACTGTTCGCGCGTTCTTAAGACGGAATACATCGCCTGGGTCACCACAAGAGATAACATCGAGGTCGTTGTAGGTTGGAGTAGTATCACAAGAAGCTGCCTGTACGTCAATAGCACCATCTTCGTCTGTTACTGTTTCACCACTTGACATTTGTTCACCATTTGCAACGAAATATTGCGGTAGAACAACTGCTAGAGATGCAACGTCTGACTTAAGAAGAGTAAGCGTTACTGATGCCTTGATAGCACCTTCAACTGTATAGGTACCACCCTGTACAGTCTCGTAGTCGTTTGAGTTTTGCTCGTAATCGAGTGAGACTTCGCTAATGTCATATAGAGTGTTAGCGCCCCACTTAATTTCGAAGTTACCTTTTACTAGATTTGACATCTGTTTTTAGCACCTTTGTTTATAAGTTTTTATATTTACCTGTAGAAGTCCTGTTTCTCGGTCTTCGTCATCAATGTCACCATCATCTGGAAAGACGTCAACTTCTACACTAAGAACCTGATAGCCTTCAAGTTCCAAGCAATCCTGGCAGTTTATTAGCTCTTCTAGAGCGTATAACTTTTCTTCGACTTCCCTAGCTTTTACACTGCGGTAGTTAATAAGGAAGTTATATTGCTTGAGCATCTCTCCAGTTTTGTTCTTTGATATTGGAAATCCACCCGAAGGTATAATCCAATAGCACGAACTTGGCGTATCTTTTGAATCTGGTACTCGGCGTAAATACAAGTCCTGTCCAAATGTAGCGACACCTTGGTCTTCTAACCACTGTATGAAAGACTGAGTGATTGTCATGAACCAACCTTAGCCCTTCTGAAGTAATCTTCTGAGTTTCGTGTTACTTTCACTACTGACTCCTCTGCGAAGTGTGCCTGAGTTCCAGCAGTTGTGTATCTTTTTACTTCACCAGATGTATATCCGCGCTCTTGGTATTCGGCATACTTCTGACCCCATTTGATTGAACCGCGTTTGCCACCAGCTCTGACCACTACGTTTCTTCTCAAATCTCCCGTTAACATAGGTGTTATAGGAGTGGAAATCTCTTTTATATCGTTCAGCATAAATCTGATAGCCAACGGTACATTGGTCTTCATATGCGTCTGGATATTAGCTGTCTTATCGTGTATTATATAAGCCATTAGAGTGCCTCTGTTTTCTTCAAGAAGATACGGACATTGTCAATCTGGTTACATCGAAGTTTATCTTGAGCGATAATTACTTTGGTAATCTTGTACCAGCTTTCCCCGTCAACAAAGTTGAATGGGTTAGCTACTATATTCATACCTTCGAGTCTGTATGAGCGAGATGACACTTCAGGATTCGTGTAGTCAATGTACGCGTAAGCGTCAGAGTTGACAATATCTACTTGGTTAGAGTGACCGTGTCCAGTGTGTTGGAAGAAGTCACAAGCTAAGTCTGTCAGCTCTACTACGTCAGTATCACCATATCCATCAGGAGCGGTTGTATCAACGAGTTTAACCGTGTCTTTATAGCAAAGATACTTACTCATGTTGGCATCACCACTACCGAGCCATACGGCCCAGCGTATCGCTTTAGTAGTAGGACGTTGTGAGGAAGCAACTCAGGTGACTTTACGGCAGTATCTGTCTTAGTCCAAGAGTGTCCATCAACGCTCTGTGACTTCAAGTCTCTAGAGCAATCGATTTGATAGTCAATCATGTCACACCAGAGATACATAAGATCATCTGGATAACAGTCCAGCCAGTCAGCATCCACGGCTAGTTGTACACAATCATCACACTCACAATCGCATAGGCATTCTAGGCACTTTTCGATATAGTTTCCTATACCATCACGCCCAAATTGCGGCTTAGCGTTAGTAAGCGTCTTCATTGTCACGAATTCAGCATCATTCTTTCCATATACGAGCTTTACGCTATATATCTGCTTGAACGGATCGACATGGAAGTATCTATCAAGCTTGTTGTAGGTAAATAGCTTGATAACACCTTGTTCTTCGTCTGCAGGAAGTAAATTAGATGTTTCTACATTTGGACAAGCACAATCTTGCTGTGCCTTGCCCAATTCATTGTAAAGGTTCTTAGGTTTAAGAGTGAACCCGAGCAATGTTTCTAGCATCGCTTTAGTACGACGAATCATTGCGTTGAATTCAGCCTGTTGTGATTCAGGAACTGTTTTGCCCGTAAGTTCGGTGTACTTATCAATGTTCACTCTTAAATCCTCTTTTTGTTACTGTTTGTTTTTAACTAAGGTATCGATTAGGATACGTTAGCTGTACCTTGACGGATACCAGCAACCTTGTTGCGGTCTAGGAATGCACCACCACGGAAGAATGATCCACGTAGAACCAATTCGTTTCGTTGGTAAGCAGACTTAACAACACCACCATCTTCGTATGAAGCTTGGCTTGAGATGTCGTATTGTAGACCACCACTTGTTCGTCCGCGGAACTGAGTAAGGTCAGCGTAGAATACAGCGTGGTTGATTACAACGTTTTGTCCGTTTACTTGTACAGTAACTGAGTCAGTACCACCTAGTGAAGGTAGAAGATCGTTTGGTACAACAATAAATGGCATACCGAAGATTGTTGGTATTCCACCACCAGTTAGGATTTCAGCAAGAGGCCCGTTAACACCTGCTCGTAGGGCGCGTGCCTTAAGTTCAGCGAACGTACGTGCGTTGAAGATAAGTGTACCACTTAGAGTAGTGTCAGAGATTTCAGTAAGGGCTTGTAGCCATACTGTTAGAGCGTTTGCGTCGTTTGATGGTGCGTATGGAACAGAGTTACCAGTTGCATCAACAGCTTGCTCAAGCTTAGCAATAACAAGTTGTGCACGCTTGCGATCGTAGTCAGTTCGGTACCCTTGAGCAACGTCTTGTAGAAGGTCAACAGCAGCAAAACGAGTTGCAGCAGTACATACTACTGATACAGCAGCAAGTTCTTCTAGGTCTTCAGTGTGTACAACTGTACCGTATTCACTAATTGGCTTAAGGTTACCATCTTCACCGTCATCACAGAATGCAACGTTTTGCATGTTGATGTCACCAACGCGTTCTGTCCATGCGAATGAGATTGAGTCAGTTTCTGTCCAGTTAGTTGCACTTAGAAGCGCTGTGTAGTCATTACGTACACCAACGATTGTTGTGTAAAGTTCTGGAGAGATAACGAAGTTACCGATGTCAGCAAGAGTCATAGAGTTTCGGTAGATACCCTTTTCCTTACCTGCTTCAAGGTTTACTTCGTTGATTTGTCGGAGTTCTTCCCAAGCTGGGAGGCTGTTGCCCTTAATGGCGTTCCAAGCAGCTGATACCTGAGCGTCGTATCGCTCTTCAGAACTCATCTTTGTGTATTTGTTTTCAGTTTTTTCCACTTTTGCGGTCTCTTCTTTTTTGAATTTTGGTGCTTGAGCAGCTGTATCGAAAGCATTCTTAGCTTCCTCTCGTGCTGACTCAAGTTGCTTGTCAAAATCAGCTTTTAGGCCAGTTGTGACTTCAGCTACAGCATTTTTAACTGCTTCAGCTAGAGCGTTTTGGTCAACAGTTGGTTGTTCAACCTTTGGTTCTTCAACTTTTGGAGCTTCTTCTACATTAGGAGCTTCGGCAACTGGTTCTTCAACCTTAACCTCTTCCTTTGGAGCTTCAACTACTGGAGTCTCAACCTTTGGTTCTTCAACAGCAGGTGTTTCTACCTTTTTGTCTTCGTCCATTTTGTTTTCCTGTTTATTTATTTCTACATCATCCTTAGCGACGGAATTCTTCGCAAGAGATGGTGGTGTTTCTTTAAATTTCTTATAGTAAACCTTTATAGCGTTGTATATGCCCTGACGTTCAGAATCTGGAACATCTAAACCTCCACGTGCACCGTTAAGTGCCGCCATAGAAGCTGCTACACCTCGCCATACTGCTACTAGTTCACCGTCAACGATGTCTGCGAATGGAAGCTTATAAGCTCCAAGCGTACCAGCGTCATCTGGTGTGTAGTAGAAGAATGCTTTACCATATTTTTTAAAGTCCAATTTGTCATTTTCACCAGTGGCCCAGGCTCGCACCCGTTTTTCTGCCATAGATGAATCCCATTCGCGACTTTTGTCAGCTAGTGGGAGCGTCTTAGATGCGGGAACTGAGTTCTCGACACTTGTCTCTTGAATTAGTTCGTTGAGTTCTTTAGTAAGAGCGATAGCATTCTCTACTTCTGTGGTATCAACTTTGAGCTTAACCTGAACGGTTTTCTCGTTTGATTCAAGGGTGTGTACTGCACCTTCAACTTCATTGTTTGTTTTCACTGTGCTAGAATGTTCACCAAGAATAGCTTCTTCGATTCCATCTATATCTAGCCCGGCTTTTTTCGAACTTTCAAGTGAATTATGTACTAACTGATTAAGGCTAGCGTTATAATTGTTCTGAGTGACTACTTGGGACAGACCAACGAGTTCTGCATCCCAATAGACACCATTCTCGTCAGGTGGCATACCAATAGTCTCAATCGAGAAGTTTTTGCTAAATCCACCAGTGAGAAGATCATAGGCTAGTCGCCCAGATGCGCTCTCGTTGATAGCGTAGCGAATCTTATCAATCGTTACTTTGTATCCATCTTTAGTTACACCAATAACTTCACCGATTAGATTCTCGAGTTTATCTTCATGGTCGCTTGTTAGCTGATGACCATACTTCGATACATCCATTGAATCTATATCATATCTTGTGCCGTTACGTTGTAAGGTATTGTCTGTGATAGTAAGCCCACCAGGGAATGATACAACGCCGTCTCCTTCATCTATGAAAGAACTTCGTTCAACTTGTACATTCATTTGGTTTTTTGCTACTTTGTTTTTCACACAAACCTCATTTGTTTTTAATGTTCGTTTTGTTTTTGAGTATGATACTCTATAGCGCTCTTAAAATAGAATCTTTGGTATCTGTATTTATTATACCAAAATTGATATTTACAACTTTTATTGTTTGTGTTAGCGTCATATTTATACCAACCAAAAAATACCCCGAAGGGCATTAGTGGATAGTTAATGGGTCGCGTCCATTGATGAAGACTGTATTTTTCGCTCTGTGCAAGCATTCAGCAAGCTACTAAAAAGTAAGGCTTTTACACTATAATTAGCCAACAATCGTACGTATCTGATTTAACACTACTAGTATCATAGATTATTAAGTCCTCGGTATTGGCTCATTGCTCCAATCGCTTGAGTGAAATTCAGGACCCTATAAACGTTCACGACATACCTCTTAATTGCTGACTAATTGTAAAGTAAAAGACTTGTTAGCTAATATGGTCAGCTAGTAGAAGGCCTCACGTAGTGAGTTAGCCAAGTGACGCTTCCATTTCATTCCTGCTACTAGCCGTATTGACATGGCCCGAAACTTTAGTTTGCTCGAAAGCATCCTCCTGCAGTTCCTCACGGATACCGCTGCCCTTCAATATTTCTGACAATATAAACACGTCACATAGGTGCCTAAATACCGAATGACGTTCCACGGGATTGTGCATTTATATTGCCATATTAGCTAACAATTTCGATTAAAGATACGTGGTGGGGGCGGAAGACTTTCACTTCATACTCATAACGAGTGGCGATGTACGGTCACCGTTGGTCATAGCTTGCCGTTTCGTGACTGCCCCTCGCAGGATGTAATCTCTCAATAGCTACTTGAGAAACCACCCACTACTCACAGCTCTTATTGTTGGCTACCTCACGCACCCCCCAAATATCTTTAATCTTTTTAGAACGTATAGTGCCAGCAGCAATATGCTCCCCAAGAGTTAATTAGGCTCCCAGTTTGCCACGAAATAAATCCGAGATGCTACTAATCACACTGGCGTTTGACATTAGGATTTGAACCTAATTTCTTTCCATGGATTCGCTCGCATTGCCACATATGCTAGTTACTACCAGCATTATACGTTCTAATGACAGATTAGACTAGGTGACTTATAGCGTGATGTCTTGATACTCTGCATATCGCTAGTCTTTTTTCTATCGTATGAACAATCTATTTTATGTGCGAAGATTGCCTTGGCTTTCTTATGTTTTAAATTGTAAATCAAAACTATTTTGTAGTCAATAGTTTTTTAGAACATTAAGAAAAAGCTAGCTATACTAGCTGTCACGGCAACCGGTGTGTAATGGACGAGCATCCATATGGCCGTAAATCGCCAGTTACTTAGTGTTAACTACCGACGCCCAGTAGTGTAAGATTGTGTGCCGTACTGCCGCCACCGCCAGCAAGGTATTGTAGTTCTGTGGTCTTGGTAATCCAAGAGACAGATGCCGAAAGTGTTTGGTTGTTAAAGCTATACGATGAAAGTGGTGTATTACTATCGAATATACAGTTGTCATCAGAGCCTGTCTTATACTCGGTAACAAGTGTCATACTCGTAGGTGGGTGTGACCCGATATTACCTGTAATACCTTTGCCTGTTGCAGTGATAATTACCCAGTCGTTGCCTGGACTTGCATATGTCACAATACCAGAAGACGACATTGTGCTACTGCTACCCGCTTGCCCTGCTGTTTGCACAAATGGAGTGGTTGCGTTTATACCAGTATATATTACGTACGCTACAGATGTAGTATTCGTGAATGTAGGTACTGTATCACCTCCGACTGCATACTTGTAGACAAGGCGCTCAGCGCTTCCTCCCGTTGCTTCTGTACCTGAGGTGATTGATGTATATCCTGATGGCGTACTCGGTACCGTAGTACCTGCGCTATTCATAAGATTAAGAACAATTAAATCACCTGCTACCCATGTTCCTGTAAACGTTACCGATCCAGCGGCACCGTTGCCTGATGTTTGTCGACTTATTGCCATACTAGCCTACTTATAGAAGAAGTTAACATCACATGTCGCTCCTGTCGAACCTGTTCGAGTCGTGGTACAAGCAAAACTAATTGCCGTACCGAATGCGATACCTTTATCCCAGTGTACTGTCACACCCCCAGAAGCCGGTATACCGATAGACATCGTAGGAGCAGTCGTACCAAGTGTGACTGATCCAGAAGCAACGTTGAATATTTGTACATACGCTACTGCTGCTGTGGTGTTAAATAAGTGGTACCCATACAGCTGCCCTGCTGAAGCCTTGATAGCTGTTGCGGTAGCGCCTACAGAACCCGTGACGATGCTCAGGCCACCTGAGGTTACTGGAGTGTCTACGACTGCATTAGTTGTGCCTGGTGTTGTTTGGTCAATTCCAACCTTACCTACTAACGCAGACCCAGCTACCAGTGCTGGTAGACGCGTTACGTCGACATCGAGACCGTTGGTAGTATCACTACGTAACCTATCCCAGGTTGTACCGTTGTACCCCATAAGGAACGACTGGTTCTGGTCTAGGTCAGTCTCGTTAGAATACGCGTCAGCCGCACGCTGAGATGCGGCGCGGACAGCATCCCTATTGAGAATAGTCTGTAGACGGAATGAAGTCTGTAACGTACCACCGTTTGTATAGACGATACGGAAATATCGTGCTTGTCGAGGAACTGAGAAGGTCTTACCAGTTGTTGCAGGGATTGTGTATGTATCGGTTATATCCCAGTTTGAGTTGTCTGATGACTGTTGGATAGAAAGACCGTCTGTTGCCGAAGCGTGCGAAGCGATGACCGAGATGCGCAGCTCGTTATACGCTAGGACGTCTTCTGATGTACCTGTAAATACTCCAGCAGCAGCTAGCACTGAAGTAGTTGAGTTATTTGTAGATACCACTCCAGGTTCACCGACCGGAAGGGCGCTCTGGTCAGACGCTATTACTACAGGAGCGCTATTGGCCATAGTAGCCTGGCCGTTTGCATTGTTAGGATTATATGACATTCTATACTATTCTCCAGTTAGAACCATCTGAAACTATGTCAAGTGATGTGTTCGGGGTTAAAGTTACGGTCGTACTTCCGTCGATTGTTTGCGAGGAAGTCGTAGAGATTGTTTTGTTCGTTGAGTGGATGTTTTTGATTGTGTACATATTGGTGTTAGATACTGCTGTAGGTAGAGTAGGAGCACCACCAGAGTTAACAAACACGACATAATCTGTAGCAGCGGTTGCTCCGATCGTTACAGAGGTGGTGATAGTTGATATATTTCGTGTAATACCAGAACCGCCCGAGCCGTTAGACGCAGCAGTCACACGACCTTTAGCGTCAACAGTAATGTTTGCATTCGTAAATGAACCGACATTTGAGTTAACAGTAGCAAGCGTAGTAGCGTTGGTATTATTTGCAGAGCCGTTGAATGAGCTACCTGTGCTTGTCACGTCACCTGTTAGTGTACCAATCGTACGGCTAGTTGTTAGGGTTGCTGCTGAACCTGTAGTATTCTGATTAAATGTTGGAAATGTGTTAGTTCCAGATGTCAGGTCCTTATTTGTAAGCGCCTGTGTTGATGTATCGCCAACGAGGGTAACGCTACTGGAGCCTGGAAGGCTATAAGTTCTGCTTACTCCAGATACACCACTAAGTGCGAAGTTTGCGGTGTTTGTAGTATCGGTGTCTTTTGTGATAGTAAGACTACCAGATTTAAGTGTAGCGTTATTTGTTGTATCTATAGTTTTATTGGTAATGGTTTGAGTATCCGATGTACCAACGACCGTTCCAGATGGAGCTGTTTTAGTTGCCCAAGTATCAAGGTCGGCATCCCATGCTTGAACGTTTGTGCCAATAACGAGCCCAAGAGTTGTTCTCACCTGAGCTGGAGTTCTACTAGCCCATGCTGAAGCTACTGAGACTATGAAGTTATCAGTTGTAGGAGTAAGTCCAGCGATTGTTGCGAGATCTGAGTCATATGCTTGTACATCTGTACCTATTACAAGACCTAGGTTTGTTCTAGCGCCCGATGCTGTACTTGCGCCCGTACCACCATCCGCTACAGCTACATCTGTGCCAGCAGGGTGATATACCGTGCTCGAGGTGTCTACATAGTTCTTGGTAGCGGCATCTTGGGCACTTGAAGGGTCCGCCATATCGGTAATCTTGAATGCGCGCATGTCAAGGTGGTCATTGTAGAATGTAGCCACGTTGTTTTGAGTGGTTCCATCACTTACATAGATGTCGTATGCGCCATTGCTCGTAACAAGTTGCATACCGTACTTGCTGAATATACGTCCTGGAGATGTTGAACCAAATGGGGCATCAAGACCTGCAAGAGCTGCAGATGGAGTTACTGAGTTAGCGGCAACACCAAAACCAGTAGTGAAGATTTTGTTACCACCAATTGTGCTTTGGTCGCTTGTAAGGTCTACGTGACCATATCGAGAGTTTGTAGAGAGACTTGTATTAGCTGTTGCTGGCGTACCAAGTATGCTCACTTCAAGCCAAGTGTTACTATCGCCAGTAGCGCTCTCATGTAAGGCGTAGCGCGCTTTATTGGTTGCTTCTGTTATTGTCTTTACACTACTGAATAAGTTACCACTAGAAGCGTGTCCGCCTGATGCACCTTCAAGAAGGATTTCATCATAAGTGTTAGTAGTAGTTTGTGAGTTATTCTTAACTACCAGATTATTCCATATATTGTCTGCGCTCTGGTAACAATAGATACCGTGATAGCCGTTGTTTTCTACTACAAGGTTAGTAAATACTTGTCTATCTTGTTTGTATATGTTTACACCATATTGTCCGTTGTTTGTGGACGAACAGTTTGCGAATTGGTTAGCTTCAGAAAGCCAAGCAGATACGTCAGCATTTGCAGCATTGAAAGCGATACCATATTGGTCGTTGCCATCGAAATGACAGTTAACAAAGTGGTTATACTTCGAACCTGTGCCACTTACTTCACCAGGTGATACAAGAAGGCCGTGCAATAGGTTAGCGTCTCCATAAAGACTGCCGAATTTAGAGCCTACACATTGTTCGACTTCGAATCCATGGTAATTGTTGTCTGTCGAGTAGCAGTTCTCAATTGTCGCAGCTGAGGCGTTATAAGCATGTATACCAACACCAGTGGTGCTTTTAACTACAACGTTTCGTACAGTTATTGTACCTGTACCAGTTACGTAGATACCGTATTGTGTATGTGTGTAGCTTCCAGGAGAGCCGCCTTGGTTAGTTCTGTTACCATCAACAACGAGTTCTTCAATGGTCACATTGTCGTAGTCCTCAGACTTAATGATGTTATCGTCTGTTGTAGAGCTTGCGACTAGCTTAAGGACGGTTCCGCCACCAGCGCCCCTGAAGGTTATGTTATCTTTGACTTGAATGCCTGTGTTAACTATGTATGTGCCAGCAGGAAGATATACTACAGCGCCACCTGCAGCGTATGCAGCGTCTATTGTAGCTTGGATGGCAGAGGTATCATTAGTAGAACCGTCACCTTTGGCTCCATAAGCCGTGACGTTATAAGCATCTTGTACTGTTATTGGCGAGAGGCGTTTAACCATCTAAGCCTCCTTATTATCCTATGATGACGACTTTGTATGCGTTTGAAGCAGGAGCAACTGCGAAGGTGAATGTGGTTACAGTTGTAGAAGTGTTAACAACGTCACATTCTACTACAGCATTTGTTGATGCATCTCTTACTTGTGATAGGACATCTTGGTTCCCAAGGTTGTGTGTTACCGCGATTGATGTAGATGAACCATTACCGATTGTTGCTGCATACTTAAGTGGGAAGTTTACAAGGCCAGAAGGAGTGACTGCTTTTGCTGTGTTGCTTCGAGCTTCAGTTTCAGCTTGAGTTGCAAGTTGTACCTTACCAGCAGTGCTTGTTGAGGCGTTTGGAACTGTACCACCGTTAATTTGTGTCCATACGGTTGCTGTTGTGCCAATTGTTACTGATTCTACCGTTTGAGTCCATGCAGTATCAGCGTTTGCCGTACCTGCAGTGACGTATACAGTAGCGCCGTTAAGTTCTGTGCCTGAGTTAGCGTCTGATGCTCGAGTAGGAGCGCCTGATGCGTTTACAGTGTAAATACCGTTCTCAGAGCCAGTAGTTTGGTCTTTGATTAAGATTCTATCACCAGTTGCAAGTGTTACACCATCAACGGTTGAACCATTTGCGTATGCAGATGCTAATGTACCGTTAGTTGTGGTTGCAGCACGTACTGCTTGCTTCCAAGAGAGTCCTTGAACAGCGTTATCTACGTATGCTTTGGTTGCAGCATCTTGCGCGCTTGTTGGGTCGGCAAGGCTTGTAAGCTTATGAGAGTTTATAGAGTAGTCAGCAGTAGCGGCACCAACGTCGTTAAGAGTAGCGTTACTGAATCCACCAGCACCATCACCCTTAAGAGCAGATGTACCAGATGTAGCTGGAGCATAGTCTGTACCTGATGTGGCAGTACCCAATACCCCAGAAGTCAACTTAGCAAGACCTGTACCAGTTGCTCGCTTAATTGTCTTACCACCAGTACCAGAGAACACGGCTACTTCGCCATCTACTGATGTTGATGTGTTTGAAGATACGTCACCAGTCGCAGTGCTTGTACCCATGTAGTCCCAAGTGGAACCGTTGTAAACACCAAACTTTCCTAATGTGGTGTCGTAGTACTCTTGACCAGTTACAGGGCTTGAAGGAGCGGATGCAAGGTTTTGAATACGTGCATTGCGAAGTTCATTCTGTGCAAGGTCTATATCGACTAAAAATTTCTTTGCCATTTTTGTTTTCCTTTTATTCTATTATACCAATTATGAGCAGGTCACTATTCCTGAGAACGGTGCTGAGAACGTTACGGATAATTGGTTTATGCTTGCATGTACAATGCTTCCCTCAACCTCATCGCCAGAAGAGTCGTGGATTGTGACTGCTGGATACTTGTTAAGGTTATGGTTTACTGTTACAGAACTCGATACGGTGAATGGTTGTTCAAAGTACTTATCTGTAGCATCGAACACGTGCCATGCAGTACCATCGACAGTCCTTGTGAGCACATCTCCAGGGTTTCCACCCTCTGGGACACCTACACCTTGAGGCCCCTGTGGACCAGGTAGGCCTCTCTTTGATGAGCCGAGTACGTTTATTTTTCTTTTTACACTTTTAATAGTCACCTTATTGGTGATTCTTTTTACAGTAAAGGACTTCTTCCTTCTATTAATCGTGATTTTATACACTAGCTAACTCCGCTTGGGCCACCATCACAGATGATAAGCTTAGGAAAGTCGCAGTCTCCATCGCAATCGTCAGGGTCTGGTAACTTATCAGTAACGCCATCTGAGTAATTGATGGTAATCATATAGTCGTATGTGTCTATAGGAATGTTTGTGTCATTAGTGAATATAGTTGCTTGAGCTTTTCCGTCTACTATTGTGAATGTTTCAAACTCATCGATGTATATAGTACCGTCCTTGAAAGCTTGGAATTGAACGCTCTCAGCGGATACATCGTCAGCAACAATAGGGAATTCGAGTGTAGCTCCTTGTCGTATCGACATGTTATCAAATGAATCCATGAGTTACTCCTTAATCTTTCTTTCTTCGTGTTGTACTTTTACGCCAGTAGACAGCTTAGCCTGGCTATCAACTTCAAAGTCGAATAGTCTATGGCAGCTGCGGCATCGAGCACGTCCGCTAGAGCCAGCTCGTACTTCTACGCATATACGGTTGCATCTGTATAGCTTTCCATCTTTTTGAGATAGTTTCTCAGATGGGCAACGTATTTCAAATAGGAAACTTGTATTATCAGATAGAGCCATCGTATTCCTTTAGCCCTCTCGTCTTATCGAGTTTACCGTATGTCTTATTAACTCTTCCCTTGTCAATGCCAAGTATAATAGGCTTCTCATCGTCTTCAGCATTACGAGCTTCTTCTCTGAGCAGTTTTGCAAGTTCATCTAGCTCCTCATCGCTCATGGTGTAGTGAGGATTGTCGGCAAGTTTCTTTACGTTCTTATTCATAGAATCTCCTCTAGTTTTTTATAACCAATACATATTCACAGTTACAGTTTGGGTGTACGTTTCCTGCACTGATTGACTCCCAGTTAATAGGGAGATGTTTCACCTTCTTAGCGCCATTGTCTGAAGTCTCTGTCACAGATAGGATTGAGCCTAGGTCTGCAAAGTTCTTCATAAATGGAATAGGTGGCATATCAATTAGTAGCTTACAATAAGCACAAGGTGTACCAGTTCGGCTACGTAGCTGTTTGTAAGCCTGTGGCATAAGACCGCTACTGTTTAGGAATTGTCTGTCTGCTTCAAACTGTGATTGGTTAAATACCCGAGCTGCTTCAGTTCTAGCGATGGTAGTAGCTCGGTTCTTAGATATTTCTGGGTACTTCTTACGGATAGAGTTAGAGATGCTCGTACGTCCTTCGCCCTGTAGAGCAAGCTTCTGAGCCTCTTTGTACATATCAGTGTCATCGAACTTACCAGAAAGTACAGCTACTTCTATTTGAGACTGTGTAGGGTTATCAGGAAGGACATCAAGCACTGACTTTTTACCAGCTGCCGCAGCTGCAGTCACAAGAAGTATGAGTTCGGTGATGATTGCTGCACCATAAGCGATAGTGGCTGCGGTAAGTATATCTTCCATGACCGTAGCAACATGAGATATTGATGCTTTTTGAGCCATTTGTTCGATATAGTCCTGTGCCTCAGAAGTCATTTCGTAAGTTCCAACGACTCCATATTCAGCAGAGCGTTGAGCAAGTAGCTGACGGCCGAATATTGGGTAGAGATTAATGTAGAACACGTTTAGTAACGCGTCTACTTCTTGTTCAAACTTCTTTTGTTGGGCTTTTGTTAGTGGTGCACCATTGTCTGTAAGATAACCTAGATTCTGGTTGTTAGCGGCTGCTTCAACCATTTCACGTTCGATTATCTCAAACCCGTCGCGCAATTTGTTTTGCTGAGCCTTGATAATATCGCGTGTAGCGTCGTCTAAGGCGTTCTCAGCGACGATAAGTCCAGTAGGCGATACTGAGTAGTGTTCATGTCCGATAGAGCTTAGAGACGATTCTACAGCGTTGTCAGATTTCTTTGCTTCTTCTTTTCTGTCACCGTAGTTTATGCCTACAGCATCGACAGTCTTACCAGCGTATTCTTTATTGAGTGTAGACACCCAGTTATTGACATTCGCAGTCTTTTTAACGTATGCAAGTGTCATATGTGGCATGTATTCACTGAAGGTATTAACATGTGGCAATAGTGTAAGCCGTTCATGGCCATCCACTAGTTCAGAGGTCTTTTCAAGGTGAGCTACGACTGCATAAGAGTCAGGAGTGTCAAAGTACCCAACATGGTTAATCTTTACAGAGTTTACATTCCACCCTTTTAGAAGTGCGTCAACCTTGTTCTTCCAAGTGTTGCCGTTTTCTAGAAGACCATATAGAAGTGTCACATGAGGAACTGTCTCTGCAGGTACTGCGCCTTGGTCCCACTTAGGATTAGCGAATAGTTCGTCTTCGTGACCTTGCATGTGCTCCATCACCTTCATAGGCTTAAGATCGAGCATAATACAACCAAGGTTATCGGTATCTATCTCCATGTCGTCATATAGCTCAGGAAAGTCGCGTGATGATATCTGGTTAGCTATCTTTATGGAATTGCCAACGACTGGCTTAATGCCAGGAATCGCTGTAGATTGAGTTAGAAACTTAGTAGTACTGACAGAGTTGTTACTCGTATCTGGAGTTGGCGATGTTACGTCTTCAGGAACCGCGCCATCTTCTTCCCGAGCAGTAACAGCATCGGTATTCTGATTATCTGAAGGTGTATCTGGAGTTGGAGGATTAGGGTCGTTATTTTGGTCATCGATAGGTTCACCAAGCTCCTCCCAAGTAATCTCACCTGATGCAAAGGCAAATGACTTTTGTCTGTCATAACCAGCGTCAATAAGTTGCTGAGCAAGCTTCACTTCAGCTGTTCGGATTTCTACATCCTTAAGCTCTGCATCGCGGTCTTTCTCTACTGGAGAGTCAACAACAATCTCGAACTCGTTTTGTTCCCACTCCTTGTACCATTTACGATAGTCAAGGTTAAGCGCATCAGCAATGTCTTCAGCACGTGGGATGATGGCGTCGACAGTAAAGTTAGCGTCCTGTACTTCTGAAGTATCTCGAGTCGTGCCTGATTCCTCAATACCTGCAGTAGTCTTTGACATAGCTGCAACGGCAAGAAGAATGTCCCGTTGAATAGCGTTGATTTTATCAAGAGCCGCCTTATCAAGGTCAATTTGCATATCTTGCCAGTTAATGACACCAGAGCCATTACCAAAGATAGGCTCACCCTTTTGGTGCCCTATGATACGTGCTTTGAAGTTCTCAAACTTCTGCGGATCAAGCTCTACGTCAGTGGTTACGATACCAGGGGCTGATATGTTTCCATTAATGGTTTGGCGTGTATAGTCGCTAGCTTGTCGTAGTGTGAACTGAGACTCTCTAGCGGCGTCCATCATTGAGTATGACTGGTCCTTGTTGAAAGGATTCAACATTCTAATTTCAATGATTTGTTCAGGAGCCCATTCTCGGTAGAATCCATTATGAGACTCTACATACCCACCGACTTCACCTGTGGTTTCATTGATGACGCGTCGGACTTCATATGGGTTGATAAGCACGAACTGTTGAACTGCTCCAACAGCGACTTCACCATCTTTTGTTATACGAGAGTTACGTACGGTACCAAGATAGTAAACACCTTTAAGGTCTAGGTATGTAGATATTTCATACCAGAATTGCTTCTTTGTGTATTCCTTAGAGCGTTTGATTACCGTTAGATAAGGGTGAACTATTTCCTGGTCTTTTTTCTGGTACTGCTCGGTGGTTTTCTTTGATGCTTCGGTTTCAATGAAGCGTCGGCCAAGAACAGAGGTTCTATTGGCACGTTTAGTAATGACTGCGTATCCGTAGTCCTTGTACAAATTCTCATCTGACATCTTAACATCAGACCAGTTTTGCATCAATGGTTTTTCTCCGTTGCCGAATCGGAGGAATCTGTTAGCTTCGGAGACAGGTAGACTATTTTCGGTCTTGTTTGTCAGAGCTTGGACGGCAAGTTTGATTCTTTTTGGAAAGTCCATTAATTACGCCGTAATTTGTTTTATATTCTGTATTCATTATACTAAAAAGCCACCTTGTCAAAGGTGACTTCTTTTTTACAATGAAAACTATTATTCTATGAGTCCTATCGATATGTATACAACGACCGTCCCAACGAGTATAAGAGCAAACTTTACATATGGCATATTATCTTCATTAATATTCGACCTTATATAGCGTATCATCAATAGTAGTTGTTGAACCATGTATGGTAATTGCATATTTATCTACTTATACAAGACTATACCGTGATAATCTATCTTCTTTAATTTTCTTATCCTTGTGCCGTGTTTGCATATAGCCCCGTCTAGATATCGGTATTTCGTGGCGCATATATCGTAGCAATAGATGCTACTAAAAGAATTCTCTTTCTGTACATGATACCTCTCTCGCGAGTTTATATCTGGCACATCCCAGTATCCCATCTTCCTGATAGCAGCTTCGTCTAGCATCTTTGTTTTAGTACTGATATCGCGAATTAAGCCATTAGCCGCTACGTGTAACTTATCTATAAAGAATGGTAAAATCATAGCCCGAACACCACCATTAAAACGACCATTATTACAGGGGGGATAATAAAGATTATGTTGCCAGTGAACACCGATAGCGCGACGAGCGATAATGCAGATACCACCCCGATCGTCACTATGATACCGAATACTGAATCGGTAGATATCCTGGATACTGCCTTCAGGAATGTGGTCATAAAATAAGGCTTAATCATAATCTCACTCCTTTCTTATTACCATAACAGTTAACCTGCCTAAACTGGTAGTAGCATTTACTCTCACCAGATGAGGCGGTTATTGTGAATCTAACCACCGATATAAATTCAATGATTATAACGATGACTGAGATAATCATTATCGTATAAAAGAGTACATCGTTCGCTGACATTTTATTAAATAGCACTGACACTGATTTCACAACTCTACCTACAAAATAAGGTAACATCATAATATACTCCCGTGTTTACATACTTCCCATGCCCTGCCATGATGGTCAGTCCACAGATATCTGGATTCACAATTAGATCTTACACATATTGAGACATTGTTCACACCGAGCATCGCCATGGACCTGTCGCTAATAGGTTCAAGCCCACACACTGAGATTGTCTCTCCTGGGGCGATATCCATAGGTGTTGCAAAACCATAGCTTGATGGATGGTTAACTGTGGGTACATGAGTCTGAGCAGTCCTAATGTCTCCTGTGCGAGAAAATAGTAAGGTAGTACGCTGGCCATCATCAGATATCTTAATGAAGCGCTTCTCTTTGAATAGCTTACATAGCTCACTAATGAAGAACGGTACTACCATACAATATCCTAAAGCCTAATCTTCTTACCGTCTTTAAAGTCTCGTACTCGCTCAACGATATCATTAAGGGCAAAGTACTTAGGATTACCTAGGTAGCTAATTGCTCCGTAGATAAGGCCGATACCAACACCCACAGGTACAAGAGCCCAGAAGCTAATGTAGTCTTTAAGGAACCATGCTGCAGTGAATAGCACTAGCGCAGTAAACAGTTCATTGAGGCCTTTAACGACGTATTGACGTACAAAGATACCCCAGAGTTCGCTTGCAGCAACGCCAAGGCCTTTAGCTAGTGAGTCAATAATCTTCTTAGCCTCTAGCCCAACCTTCTCGAGCTTATCTACACTGCTCTCTTCGTTGTTGTCCACAGTTTTAGTGACCATTACTTCTCCTTTAGCGATTCTTTAAGTTTGGTAAGATTATAGATACCGTTGTCGCAGTATTCTTCTACAATCTCTCTGAAGTCAGTATTACCTGATCCGTTTCCTTCAAGCACGTTGCATATGGCAAGTACTATCTGACCAGCATAATTTGCTTCATCGTCAGACATTTTCTCCTCACCTATTTCTTTCACCCAGCTCATGATTTACCATTGTTCTTATTAGCATAGAGGCTGATTGCTTTCTCGGCGTCTTCTTTACTAATAGCGTTATATACTGATATCACCTCATCAGGTAGGTTAGAAATTTGCACTTCCAGACCTATTTTACTCTCGTGATACTCATGCGTACCATCTTTAAAGAAGATTACGGTGAATACCTTACTCATCTTTAGCTTCAGGCATCTTTAGTTTATAATGCTCAGCAATACGATTAGCCCACGCCTCATCACCAGTCTCGCTCTTAACAGCATCACGAGCTCCGTTTTCATATTCTACTAGCTCTGTGAACATGTATAGAGTTTTAGCATCGCGATCACTCCATTTAGAGATGAGCGTGCGCACGGTGGTTGTTTCTGCATTACTACTCATACTATTCTTCCTCCTTGCTCTGACCCTTTTTGTCAACAACTAGAGCACCTGCGATAGCTGTTAGAATCATGGTCTTAGCCTGTTCGTTGTCTGTCAAGAAGTATCCAAGTGCTGCACCAATAAGCGCTCCCTTGTTCTCCTTGACAATCTTAGGAATGTTTTCCTTAATACTGTTGCCTACTTTTTCTAAATCCATATTACCCTCTCTTATTTGATGTGAAGTTATGGGCTAGCGAATTCACTCAGGAAAGGAGCAAATCAAGGAACTCGCTAGTCGTAATAGTGTGAGGTAGGGATTCCCGCTATTCCACCCTACATGACTGGTATTTCTCAGATTTCGTCTGGACCACTGAGAAAGTCCTTTGCTACCATAGCCGAGTCCAGCGTCTACTTTCAGATGACTAGGTGTTCCGTCTAATCATCAACGTCTATTTCGCCACTCACACTTCGTAGATATTCACTTTCGGTGCAAGTCTCACTCCGTAAACCAGTGCCTCTTGCATTGGATGGCTTTAAGTACTTGAAAGCTATATCTACATTCGACAACACAAAGACTAATGTTCGCAGTAGGGAATCAAACCCAGCCCACACACTACCAGAGGCTACTCTCTCACGATTAAGCTGAATCTTTATGTTGCCATAACTTCACACCAGATTGTTAAAATGCTTCTATTTCGATTGTAAATGATATTTATCGACGAGTCAATACCTAGAATGGCATATCCTCATCGTCTGGGTCTTCAGGAAGTTCTACTTGCTTCCATATATACTCAGTTTGTTCAACATTCCAATCCTTATACCATATCCTGCCCTTATCATCTACGAGTCTGTCACCAACACCGACTTGTAGGTCGCCTGGCATAACCTGTACTACTTTAATCTTTGCCATCGTCTGTTTCCTAACCCTTAAAGAACTTTCCGTCACCAGTTCTTCTATTTATACAGTCTGCACCTTGTTGCCTGGTATAATACCATGCATCGCCATATTGTTGCCTACACTTTTCATCCCTGCCTTGCTGTATGTGTATACAAAATATTACTACTAACAATAGTAAGATAGTGAGGGTTGCTGCCATTGCAAGTATGCTAATTAATTCTTTATGCTCTATACTAGTCATATTAAATCCCCATCAGGAAATCTGTGATATCGCCTAATGCTTCTTCTGGGCTGATATCATTAGTAATTAGTCCATCTCTTAGCTCTTCAATCTCTGTAATTAAGTCGTCCATCACACTCTCTCCCAGTTCTCGTTTAACATTTCAATATTATCGTATGGAACATTTATTCTAAAGACATTGAATGGTACAAAGATAACCATATCGCCCCAGTATGGCAGCACCTCAGCAAAATACACCTTGCCATGTCGATAGCCGCAGCTACCGTCTCTGCCGATAAACCTATACCTACTTATCATTAATATCCCTCTTTGACTCGTCAATAAGCCTTCTGATAGTAACAACTGTCTCGTCAAGAAGATGCTGAATCGTCATATTTACATAGGTAGGAATAAATTTTATGAGCGTCAGATCGAGATCACTGTAATACATATAGCCGTTATCTTTAGAGCATATGGCCTCTACCCATCCATCTACTTCTTGCTGTATATATGATTCATCTAGATTCATTAGGTATGGCATCAGCCTACCCCTGATGATCTTCTTTACATCATCCTTGTCGTCAGTCAAGAAAGCATCACCATCATTTATGTCTCTCACAACGTAGTCTGGCAACTCATCCATATCTATGCTTTTTCCTTAGTGATATCAACAAGATTGTCTAATGCCTGGTCTGCAATGGTATTCATCCTCATATACCCTGGGATACCAAGACCGAATACCCACCTATCTTCTTGTTCAGAGTCGATTTCGTTCTCTTTTTTATACAATTGATTGATGGACACATCTTTCATGCCGCTCATATCAAGCCATTTCTGTACCATCTTAATAGCATTCGCTTCAGTCACTGGCTTATATACAGTAGCACGGTACTTACTATTATAGTTTTCGATAAATGAGCCGCTCTTTGTGAATACTACCTGTCGGTTCTTCATACCTATCCTTCGCATTTCCCACAAGAACAGTCTTGCAGTTCATTGTTGTCATCGTAGTAGCTTGGACATTTATACTGTTCGGTTTCCTGTGTATCCATGTGAGTGCTCCTTATTGCCTTATGTACTTATAATAGACTATACATTTTCTATTTGCAATAGAAACTTTCTAAAGTTTTCCACAAAGAAAAAGACCTCCGATAAATCAGAAGTCCTTTAACAAATAAGTAATTTCTAAATACTAACTGGGGCGCTATCGAGTCCAGTTGATTGTCCTTCGCTATTGTCCATTTACTCTCCTTTCTGTGATTGCTCAGAAACTGGCTTTATACCGAGGTTTTTGAAGTTAATGAGCGCCGTTTGAGGGCTCATCCCACCGAGCTCAGTAGGGTCTTGAGCATACCTGGCAACGGCATTAAAACACTCGCGAATATAATCCTCATCTATCCGTGCTTCCAAGGCTATGCGTTTGTCACGAGATTTTATAAACCCGTATAAGCCATCGTCATTTCCAAAACGCTTTCGCCAAGCAATGTCATCCATATTCATCACTACTTGCACGTCCTGGCAGAAATCTAGTAGCTCCTCGTCCTCTCCACCGACCACTTTGATGTCTTCCTTAAGCGGGTTTTCACGAGATTGCGAGAACTCTAGCATTTTCTCTATGGTATACACAAAGTGCGCTGGCTCGCGGGCGCTATAAAGCTTAAGAACAGGGTCGGACATAACGAACTCGGTAGCTTCAACCAACAAACGTAGGTCATCAAGGTTTTTATTTGCAAGGGGATGCTCAATTTGAGACGCCCCTTTTTCCTCTTTATTAGGTGTGTCTAAATTACTCATTTTGGCCCCACTTTTCTAACATCTCGTCGAAATTATCATCAAAGTTGTAGTTCTTCATCTTTGGATCGCGACTGCGCTTCAAGCGTTCTTTACACGCTCTAATAATCTCAGGAGATACAGGTATACCCGTGATGGTCGAGGTGTTAGATACATAATCTAAGCTAAGCTCCTCAGCCATCCACTCGTTATAGAGCCTCACGCAGTCAATCACAGCGTTGTATTCAATCTCGCCATTTTTAATAGATAGGATAAGTGGCTTTCGGAAGACAAACATAATATTTACGTCAGTTTGGTATTCGTCTGTGATGTCTTGGGTGGTACGAAGTTCTTTTATACTTGTTGCTTTAAACATCAGTTCCTTATTCACGTCATTAACTCCCATAAGATTTGATTAGGCATCACTTAATGCTCTCTGGATTAGCGAAATGCAAGTCGTTATGCCTGATAATAGATTTATCATCCGCGTCGATATATTCATCACAATAATGACACTTCCTCTTTGGTTTAGGATCGTCCAAATGGGATCGCCAGCAATTCGGCAAGCACGTACTTCTGTCATCTGAATGTGCTCGATTCATATCTTCCTGTATTGGTGTGAGATTACTCATCGCTCATCTTCTCCGACCTTAATTAAGCTATATATACGAGTCATCTCGAGGTTATATTCAATGGTTGTCATTATTCTTCTCCTGTGTGAGAGTAGCTAAACGTCGATCAACTTTGTGCATGAGCGGACCACTTATGTAACCTTGCAATTTGGCGCGTTCTAATTCATCAATACGAGCTTTCTTCACTTCAGATACTATGAGAGCCTTAATACCTTCCAATAGATACTGTTCGTTGACTCTGTCGTGTTCTCTACCATATATCCCGTCAATGGATCCTAGTTGCGACTGTAAATCGGTATGTTTATCATTTACTTTACAGATGTAGTATGGCCTGTCGTTGATAAGCTCTATAACCCTGTCGTCTACGGTCTTCTCTACATTAGATTCTTTACTCATAACTTCACCCATTCATAGTCTCTAGTGGATGCGTCCCATACACGCTCATACCCGTCGGGTTCAGAGAATGGACTACATGGCCGCTTATAGCATGCATGCATTTTGCCTTTTCCATTATGGTATGTGACTTTTCTCTCGCCTTTCTTAAATTCATATCCGCATGTATCACAGGTGTATTTGTATGATGCAGGAACCCGAACCTGTACAACTTTATATGCAGTCACTTCTTTACTCATAGTCTTTTCTCACTTCCTCGATAGTAGCCACTAACACCGCTCTCTCTGGCTTTTCGCTATAAACCTTTTTTGCATATTCGTCGGCGACGCATAAACTATCAAATGATTTATCTTTTACCTTATCTAATACTGATTGTACTGCCGAGTTGACAAGCTTCATAATCTGCTTAGATGCGCTGCCTTGCCACATACCGGCATGGTCATAGTCAATTAGCAGAATATGTATCTGTTCCCGTAATTCATCTTGCTGCTTGCTCATGCGGGGTTCCTCACCACTTCACAATCGTGGTTAATAACCATGCAGCCTAGTTCGCCATTCACTTCACATGCTTCTTCGCGTTCAGGACAATAGTTAGTCCAATTAATGCAAGCCTGGCATGGCGGATCGATGTGACACGAACAATCAGGTGAGCCAAACCCTACGTTTGTTGCCATAGAGTCATATCGACCACTGAGCATTTTCTTTACTTCAGCGGTGTTTCCAAACTTATTGAGCAATAGGATAAGACGTTTTGTCTCGAGCATTCCATCAGAAGCATCAATATTACGCCTTGCGCGACCAAGACGCACGATTATCTCGTGAACCGTATCTTCCCATGACTGGGTATTCTTATAGACGTTGTCTTCAGTTAGCTCGGTATCTAACATGCTACTCATTTCAATGCCTGCGACTTATAATGGTTTACAAAGTCGTTGCTACATTTAGCTGGTATCTCAGACACTCTGTAGGCATCATACATACGGCAACCTTTATCGTTCCACTCCTTTTCGGCAGTTGCTTGTTTGTCTGCTATCATAAACGGCATATAGGCTATCGTAGCTAACACTAGTAAAGCCAAGAATGTGTACAATACCTTATCAAATGTAGTAGATTTTCCTTCTATTGTTGTCATTTCAATGCCTCTAGTTCTTTCTTTAGGTGAGCGATACGTTCACTTAGTCTAAATGGGTCTCCATCTAACTGCGTCCAAAGTGTGACATCGTCCTCCATTAGTCCGAATACTCCCGATAGTTCACGGATAGCTTCCTGGAGAGAGTAAGCTTTGATGAGCCTGAATAGCTCTTGTCGTCCCTCTTCTTTGATTGACGTATAGTTGACAACTGAACCTGCTTGCCATTCACTGAGAGCAATCAGCATTGTCTGTGTTATATCTTCAATCTTTTGTCTTAGCTCTTCATCGCCTTGTTGAGGTTTGTTGTTAGGCATTACTAATCCTCCGCCTCATAAGCTTGCTCGAGCCAGTAAGCTGACCATCCAAGCTCCTCTAGGTGGCGAACCATCTTAGATGCTTGCTCAGAAGTGTCGTATGCTGCACTACGACCCTCCAGTCTATCGGGGCTAGTGGCGTAGACCATGTAGACAGTTATGAACTTACCTTTATACTCTTCGACCATATCCCTTACTCCTTCTCTAGCTTTAAATTGTATTTGGAGGCACGGAGACGCTGCTCTTTACGAAGGCTATTGTAATAGGACTGCGTAAGATCGACGCCTGGATAGCCTTGAGGGCGTATATAGCTTGTCACTTCTCCATCTGGACCAATTATTTCCCTAACCATCGCTTCAATGGCGGCTTTAGCTTTGTCTACATTAAATGTTTCGGTAGAGTATTCGTTATCTCCGTCCCAGCCCCAGTCTTGTTCTCTACAGCTCTCGAAAATATCTTCAATGCTTTGTGGTTCGTTCATAGCTTCTTTAATCACAGTGTCTTACCTCGTCGTTATCTACGAACATATATATAGCCTTACATGTGTTGCAAACACCAGTCCACCCAAATTCACTGCCACCGTATATCAGATGAGCTGTACATCCACATTCATCACAACGTATTGTATGGTTCATAGCTTTATACCTGCATCATCAAGAGCTAGTACAAGTTTTAGGAGGGCCTTGAGAGGGGTGTCAGAGCGCCCTCCCAGCCCAGTACGACGGGCAATTGATGCCATACCATAGCGGAAATCCCAGCTGTATTCTGTAGCCGACATCGTCAGTAAGTTCCTATCAATCTCATAGGGTAGCTTACTTAATATATAGTCAGTGGTATAAATAGGAAACATCTGCTCACCAGTTTTATCCTTTGGTCCGAAGTATCTCTTGACACGCCAAGTTCTATCATGCTTATCGCGTGGACTAAAGTTAGTGTAATACTCGTGAGATTCCGTCATAGGATACCACCAGTGATTTCTAAGATACACTTCCTTACATAGCTCGAATAGTTCATTATCCATTGTTCTTATTCCTTGCTTGATTTCCAGCAATTGCTAAGATAATATTCGTGTGTCTTTTCGAGAACCTCAGCGATGTTACCGCTATACTCAGTTGTGAATCCTGAAAATTGAGCAATCCATAATGATTTGCGACCAATGGCTTGCATAGTAAGAGTTATTTCACGGAATACTCCATCGTAGTCGAGAAAGCGAGTGCTAAGTACATGGAAGTTTTCACCGTGGTGTTCTTCAAACGTTAGTGTTTTGTAATTAAACATATTTCTTACTCATCAATTACTTAATATCGCATTCATACCAGCGGTGACCTTGTGAGTTGCCGATAACTTCGCAGTTGGAGTTCATATAGCCATGTGCTACACTTGCTTGAATTACCACACATAGCTGAAGTGATAGGATAACCACGATGTATAGTATAAATGCAACACCCAGTGCCTGTAGAACTGATTTAACGTTTTCGCTCATGGATTTTATCCTTTCGTTAACTGCTTATATTTCTATTGTAAATGAATATTAAGCAATGTCAACAATATTCTAGGAGATTATCTCCCAGTTATCCACAAAGTAATCGAAAGGTATGGTTCTGGTGCTGAACCTATTCAATGAATCGTAACCAGATACACAAACGTATGCCTCTTTCTCTGAGTCACCGAGATTACCATAGCCAGTGATTGCCCACTCATTGGCTTTACCAATCCTCCTTACACGCCTGCCAAGTGAGATCACGCGTATCATTCGTATACCTTTTGAATATTGGCGATTTTTGTAAGCCAAGCATAGTCTGCACGAGCAAAGTAATTGGTATGGTCTTTTAGAATGAAGGTACCATACTTCTGTTGGTCTGTTCGAAGCTCTGGGTCAACATCTTTATTCAATAGCATCATATGCATCTCAAGTACGCCCTTATTCTGCAGTTCTTTCTGGCGGAAGTTGCTCCTTGCGAGCATTTGGATAGAGTTACGCTCCCAGTCTCGTTGTCGCCATAGAAATACATTCTGCCATTCGTCTTCAGGTACATTAAATGCTCGAGCATCGAACATGGCAAGATTGACTTTATCATCCATAACCTTACATGTCTGCCAAAAATCATTGAAATGCGCTGTAAACATACTTGCAGTAATAGATACGAGCTTATTTATCTCATAATCGTACCAAGCTTCTGTATCAAGCGTATCGTAGTCAGTGAGCAGGAAGCTTGCCTCATCAGACTGAACATAAGCCAATTGGAAGCCCTGCATATGCTTAGATGTTTCTCGAGCAGCATATACCATAGCATCCATAACTGAGCTATCAAATGGCTTATCACAGTTCTTTGTGAACGTATGAAAAGCTTTACCATCTACTCGTATAACTACTGGCGTACGACGCGTTAGAAGGTGCTTAGGGACAGCCTCATAGCGTTTTACGCGGTCACCCAGTGTGTCTTTATTCATTATGCTGCGTCTCCTAACGATGCTTCCATTACTGCTCGTATTGCCATATTATGTGATACTATGGCTAATCTCATTTCTTCAAGAGATGGCTTCTCTGGTATTTCTCTAGTGGCGTGGATGTCATTATGTTGTTGTCGGCACATCCGTTGCTTGTTTTCAGGAAGCTCCCTAAATTGTTTTTCGATATGAGTTCGATATCTATTCTTTGGATAAAACTCATGATGAACGTCTTCAAAGCAGCCTACAGTATCGCGTAATCTACACTCTACTTCAGGACCACATTTGCGTTCACTCATCGACTTTGTCTGCCTTTATTGCGTTCTTAATGTTCACAAGAATTTCATATACCTTTTGTGGTTCTTCTCTTATAACATTTGCGATATCCTGGTCGCTCATAGTCCCACCATCTTCGAAGCTAAACTCGCCATATAGATAATCTGTTAGATATCCTGGAACATCATCTGGATCAATACCGTGCCATTCATCGTTCACTTGTTCAAACATTACAAATCTCCCAAGTAAATCATTTCTTCGTCCCATGCCCCAAGAATTTGCCAAAAGAAACCAAATGGAGATTGTGCGAGAAGAATAGGGTCGCGTCGTCGGTCTTTCTCGCCAAAATCTTTCTTATCGGCTATAACGTAGAAGATAGGTTCCTTGCTACATAATGCTAGACACATTTCTTTATACCTCTGCATAGCTTCAACCGCTTCATCTGGCATATCAGGAATAAATTCACTGGCATTCTTGAAGCGAAGATTGTCATGAGCCTTTACTATGTCATTGATCCGTGCAGTACTTGTGTGAGGATATTCTTCAACTACATCAACGAACTCCTCAATACGTAGACGGTTACCAAGACGTTCAATCATTGACTCAATCTCGAGCTTTCCGTACTTATTACCCATGTGGTCACCAATCATAAGCTTAAGCTTCTTCTTAAGAGTTTGTTGCTCTTTTGTAATATATTCAAGCCCCACTTTTATCTCAAAGTGATGGTCTTGTAAAGTATCAAGATTATACAGCTCTTTAGGAGTAATATCTTTTGATTTTTTTACTGACTTCTTACTGACTACTGAATCGCTCCCTGATATAGCGTCTGATATTGTCACATAACTGCTGTATGCATCAGTGCTAGCGCCGCCATGCTGTTGGAAGTCGTAAAGGTGTGTTTTCCACATCTTATCGCTGTCAGTGAAACCCATCTTCTTTTCGAACAGTTTCTTACCAAATAATCTCATATAATCCCCTAAAAGTTGTTTCTATTTACAATAATAACTCATTAAGATGGTAAAAGCAATACCGTAATCAATGCAATCATAAGAATGACTAGAAAAAGCCATCCTCTATCCGTCATGTCGTTTTTAACTTGTTTACCCACTGTTAGTCCTCGAATGGCCATTTGTTTTGTTTGAAGTCTTCTATAGCGAAGTATGAACCACCTCCACCTACCGCTGTCAGAATGAGTGACTTTATGATATCTACAAAACTGTCAGCATGTATTAAGATTACTACGCCTACATTTACAGTTCTGAAGCAGAAGTATATCAATACTACCGCAATCAATCTTTTCAAGAATGTCTTTAATTTACTCATGCTTATCCTTTATCAAGTGTTATTTCCCCATTGGCGACCATCTTATCGAAATCACTCATTCCGCCTCTGTGAAATATCTTGTTATTCGGTGTGTAATTGGTATCAATATATGATTTTATATAATCGTATATGTCCTGTTCAGTAGGAACGACAATTGTATCGTACCAGCATTCATGGCTATCAGCATCGCACAGACCAAGCGCATGCAATAGCCAGTCATCTTCATTCATAGAGACAACTCCCCAATCAGCCTTCCATCCTTTGTGTAATAGAATGAAGTGCTCCCCATCGGATGCTCACGGCTTCCATCGCCTTTTTCAACGGTAACTTTCACTACTGTAATAATCTCCATCTTAGGAGCATATGGGTTGAACACTGGTTCAATTATTTTAGCTCGACGTGCTACCTCAAACGGGTCATTGTTTGGGTTATATTCTGGTTTGCTCACTTTTAAAAATCCTTTCAAATACTGCCTGAATGACATTGGTAGTAACAGCATTGCCACACATTTTATATCGTTGTGTATCGCTAATATCCACCATCTTTGTCCCGCCGCATTCATGAGCTATATCATCATTTTCATCCATATCGAATTGTTCGATACATACATTACAAGACAAGTTCACATCACAACCTTGCATAGTCCAGTAGTCTGGTAACCCCTGCAGACGTTCACACTCTAGTGGTGTAAGGCGACGTATTCTGACGTCATCGGTCAAAGTATACTGTTGCATACCTGTGTCTAGTGTCTGCGCAACATCACTCACGCGTCCACGTCTAGTCTTACTGTTCCGTGCTGTGAGATTTATAGAGTTTCCAGGAGTTGCTTCAGCATAACCTTTGCTAGTTGCCTCTGATATTTTAACAACTGGCTGACCGCTGCCATCTTGACGAGCTCGGGCTGGTAACGTAGGAACTACCCCGGACTTCGACGCTCTAAATCCATTACTGTCGCTATATGTACGATATGTACCTACTTCGGGTTGTTCTTCACCATTGACAGTATTTTCTTCTGCTTTTCCAATGATAGGAAATACTTCGGGTCGGGATGTTCCTCTAAGATGTCCGACAATGATAACCCTTTCACGGTTTTGTGGGACGCCGAAATCCTTGCTGTTAAGCACCTGCCACTGAACGTCGTACCCCAATTCATATAAGGTAGAGATGATTGTTTTAAAGGTTCTTCCCCCGTCGTGACTGAGAAGTCCTTTGACGTTCTCAAATACGAAAAGACGTGGTTGTTTTTCCCTGAGAATCCGTGCAAGGTCAAAAAAGAGCGTACCTCTCGTATCAGAAAAACCTCCCCGTTTACCTGCGATACTAAATGCCTGACAAGGGAAGCCACCGATGAGGCAGTCAAAGCTGGGTAGCTCTTTTGCGTTGATTTTTGTGATGTCGCCATAGTTTTTGACTCCTTTGAAGTGATATTTATAGACTCTGTCGGCCCATTTATCAATCTCTGAGTAACCAACACATACTGGAACTGTGATGCGCTCCAACTGGTTGGTATTGTCATCGCTATTGGACTCGTTCTTATTTCGCGACGAGAATTCCTCAAAAGCATTTCGTATTCCAACTTCAAATCCTCCTATGCCGCTAAATGTACTGAAATATCTCATTGATTGCTATTGCGCTTTCTTTCATCATCAATAGCCTCAATAGCATCTACCTGATGAATAATTGTCTCGCCCTCTTGAATTAATTCTTCTTCGAGCCTATCTAGGCATGAAGATATTGCTTCATGTTTGTTCGCTAGAAAATCTTTCATAAGCTTACTGGCGAACTCTTCAACTCTGTTATTCCATGGTCCGCCATCGGCACTCCTACGGCCACGTGCAATAGCCTCTCCATCTTGAAAAACAGAAGCCAGTGTGTAATAAACTCTTTCGCGCAGCTCTGCATCTTCTATAATAACCTTAGGCATATGTCCCTCCATTCGCTATCCTACATTGTGCACAGTTTGGTAATCCGCAATCAAACATCACAGCTCCTCATCACCTATAGTCTCAACTACTTGCCATAGTTGTGCCCGACGTTCGTTATTACTGACGTCTCTAACACCATCATTTCTCATAATCATAAGTGCACCGTGGTCATTCTCTTTAGCGCGCATGTCTGTCATCTCATCAATCCTATGCTTAACAATAAACGACATGAGCTCCCTCTTAACAAGTTTAGGGAGATAGGTATATTCGAAGATTGCATCAATGTCTTTTTCTAGATTATCGAGCTTTGGCGTCTTAGGCATTCTTACGCTCCAATAATTCAGGATTCTGAAACTTATTTCCGATTACTTCGACAATGTAGTAACCGTACTCATCGTTACCATAACCTTTGGCATGGTTTATTGCTTTCATAGCATAGCTTATGCATCCACCGCATCCATCAACAAACGGCCAGAACCCAGTTCCATCTTCATCTCTACGTACTAGTATCGGACGTCCTTGCTCACTTTTATCACCAGACTTGATGTTCATGCCAGATATATCACTTGTGTGGACATAATAAACCTGCACAACATCATCTTCATATATTTCCTTGTGGTTAACATCCTCTAAACCGATATATTGCATAACTTTTAGGGCATCGGGCGCATGAGTTTCATGAAGTAAATACTCATTCAGAATCGACGCCCACTCTCCCATTACCATGATCTCGCCAAATAAACTAAAGCCACCGGTTTTCCCTATATCGTAACCTAGTAGCCATTTTTTTGCCTCGTCATCCCATGCCCTGAACTTTATCTCGCTCATGTCAGTCACCACCCACACTTTCTGGAACTGGGAACTCATCCCACATTATTTCATCAAACGGTACTTCTATATTTAATAAAGATAGGGCTTCAAATGGACACTTCTCAACGAGATGTATAGCCCATTCGATAGCCCTAAGCTCATCAATGTCGTATCCAGAGCGCTCTATATCGTTTCTGGTTTTTATTCTTTCTTTAAGAAAATCAGCTCTACGATTTAACGCAGCTAATCTGCCTTGTAGCTTCTTCATAGTGCTTTTCTTAGCCATAATCCTAGTATACAGGTTATGGTTTTATTTGTAAAGACTAAATATTCAGATCTTCTAGCCCGCCAAACTTAGGGATTATATCTTCTAAGTCTTCATCGAAGTTCATCTCAAGGACGCTATTAAGGCAGTAATATAGGCTATCCTTCTCACCTACTAACCCAAGCTTTGCCAAAGCATGACCATTAAATTTTCCAGCAACTGCAACGAGTGCTAGAACTTCTTTAAGGTTCATTGTAACGGTAACTTCTTCAATATCTTCCTTGTCGTCGTAACTTACAGCTCGTAGTTTCATTATTAAACTTCTCCAAACTCTACAACTTTGCCACCGTATGTCTTTGCATAGTTCTGAGCACGTTTTTCGCTGCTATATGCACGGATATGTCGACGCCTCCAACCTGGACCTCGTTGGAAGTCACCATCTAGAACTACCACATACAATTTCATGCCATCAGTAGATGATTTCTTCTGTTCATACTCTTTATCGGCTTTAGGAATAGATGAATCAAGCATTTCACTTAGATTCGCACCGCCATTGTAGTAGTAGGCATGAATTTTATAATCGGTATCATTTAGACGTTCAGCTTCATTTACATCACCGTAGTCATCTGACTCATCAGGAGCGCCAGAAACATCAAAGATAGCACCGTTTACTATTGCATAGTCTTCATGGTCAATGTAATGAACGCCTCTTTCATCAACTTCGCACCATTTCGGGTCAATTTTGCCGTCTGCAACGAGCTTGTCAAAGACTTCTTTTGCATTTTCTTTGGTAGATAGTCGCTTAACTATGCCCCTGTTTCTTTGCATTTCACTCATTATAACCCCTTCCTCTTGAGGATGTCATGCACCCAGTTATATGCTTCTTCGTATGTATTGAAGCTCTTACGACGATTGTAATATTCTTCTGTATTGTAATTATGTGCAGTAATCGCCCCAGTATATGGCTTAGTGCTATAACCTTCTGGCTTGTATGTCACAGACCACTCGAATACCTGCAGTTTACCGACCATCTTGCTCATTATCGTCCTGCTTCCTTTGCAGTCAATACGCGCGCTGACTTAGTGTCAGTATCAAATTCGAGTGTGACGTATTCACCATACTCGAACCATTCATCGACTATATTCTTATACCTATCTTTCCTGACCTCTCGTAGAGCATCTTGCTCGTCTAGGGGTAGGTCGTTGTCGGCTAGCTCTCTATTAATGTGCTCTTCAAGTGCGTCACATACTGCATCTGGGTCTTTAAGTGTCACTAGAATCTTTGCCATTATTCGCTCTCCAAAATTTTATCTGATAATTCGTTAATAATAAATGTCTGAAATTCTCGAGTATTATCGCTATAACCAGACTTCTTGTGAAGCAGCTCTTCAAGGAGTAGCACAGTTTTGTCTCGGCGACTCCAGTTAATGCTGTGATCGCAGAGAACAATCAGATTTTCTTCTGAATCAAATTTACCAAGAATATCATCATCTTTAAACTTACCTAGCTTAATATTCTCAAATGGGAAGGTGAATCCAGCCTTACTGAGCCTTTCATACACTTCTTTGTAGTCGCTGTCTGGTTCTCCAGTGAGCCTATATGCATTCTTAGATGTAGAACCTGCTATATCAAGCTCATCTCCGAACTGTTCCTTGAGTAACTTAATCATCTTTGATGGAAGTCCTATGGTCTTCGCAGTGACGCCATAGAACCCAGTCAGGTCAATCGGTACAATCCTCTTTTTCTTTAGCTGATTTAACCACTCATCACTGAATCTTCCTTTTGTGACAGCATCATAGTTGTATCCAAAAAAGTCGCTGGTCATAATGTACGACCATGTAGTGTCATTATACTCAATGTTCTTATATTCTTTCCAACTGTCAATGAACTTCTTAATCACATTCTTGTTGGTGCTGAACATTAAGGCCTCGCCAATCATCTGTTGAGCCTTCCAAGACTCGCGCATTACTCGGCTCTCATTTATCTCGATGTCAGTAAAATCGTAATCAAATAGTGACTTTGCAGATTTGATCTCTCCAACTCGAATACCTCGCCTAAAGAATACTGGATACTCGATAAGTCGCTTAGAGAATATCTTGTATGACCTTTTCCTATCAAATGAACCTGTGAGTGATGTCTCATCAACTACAGGACGCTTAAAGCTGAAGTAGTCTTGCCAGTTCTTTGTAACATCCCCGAGCTTATCGCTCATCTCGATATAGATTTTCGTCGCACCTTTATCAGGTGACATATCAGATACTAGCTCCATTGAGCCGCCTTCGTCTATGGTATTGCTATAGATTTCTCGAATAGCGAACCACGGCTCCCAATCTGGACCAGCTTGCGTTGTTAGTGATGTCTTCTCCCCATCAACAGTGATAACATCAAAGGTAGCACCACTGAAGTTCTGTTGAATAAGACCGAATTTAACTTCTTTTTTACCAGCGTATACTTTGAAATCGATTCCTTCGCGTAGCATAAGCGCTGTGGCATACTTTAGACCGCTTCCAAAGAACCCAATCTTATCAGTTGCGTCTCGTTTACTAGATGCGCCGAGGAGCTTAAATGCATTGAGGTCAATCTCACCCTTGTTTGCAAACTCCATATACATTTGGTTACTCATTTAGATACTCCGTTACTTTCTTTGCTATTTGCTTAGTGATACCCTTCTTCCATTCAGTTTTGAATAGAGGTTGGTCTTTATAGAAATCTGATTCGTCGTCTAGAATTGCATATTTAGTTATTTCTGGATGCTCCTTTATATAAGCTTTTACTTCATCACCTCTAGATTTATCGGGAATGTTCGGTGTTTTACCATAAATGTCTGGGTACACAGCACTTTTGATTTGCTTCATGCCTTCTGGATGGTTTCTCCACGATGATGAAATAACCAGCACGCATCCCGTGTCAAGGATTATCTTTCCTACCGTAAATGCCATCTGTGGGTCTATTCCAAGGCTAGTGCCTATCTTCTTTTTAAGGTATTGCCTAACGAGAGATTCTTCGCTGTTACAAACGCCATCAATGTCTAAGAAAAGCGCCTTCATATTTAATTATTAATCATCTTCCCGAGCTTTTCTATAATCTCCTGTTCACCCTTAGTTGGGTTATCACCAGCAACTTCTCGTAATAATGTGTAGGCATAGAATTGTTTAACAGCAGATTTACTTGTCGGAATGGGTGCTTTTGTATCAGTAATGAATAGCTTCATTGTTCGCTCATTATCCTGCGAACTTGTCTCAAGCTTAAGGTTGTTCCCATGCTTAACAAATACTCTTCCCTTCCCACTTGACGTGTGATCGATTACCTCGAATCTTGTCACTTTTGTTAGTTCTAGCATATTTTGCCCTCTCTTAGTAATTTACTTACCTGCTTGTTATCAAACTGCTGACTCATACTTCTATACTTTGCATTTTGGTATACACCATCGATGTTAATCACGTTATATCGCATACGAGGCGTCCATATGTCTACTATTATTACGCCAGTTATGACTCTCGCCTGGTATTCGTTCATCCACGCTATTTCATAATCGTTTTGCGTGCACAATCGTTCTAAAGCTGCTTTGTTCTGGTCGTGATACGTTACTTTCTTCCTCGTCATCGAGTTCAAGCTCCTCCTGATTACGCTTGATGTACTGCTTAGCTGCATATTTAGAAGCCTGTTTAGTCCTTACCCCGCCACGCCATGTGTCATATACTACATGGATAATTCTCATACCGTCGTCACTCATTTCGACCATTTCTCGATATTCGTACCTTAGTCGTTTTGTCATATTAGTCATTCCTAATTTCTACTAACTTGCCAGTTGATGTCTCGAATTTATAGAATGTCGGATGGTGCTTTTTCTTAGTACTTAAGGTGAAATAGTCTTTATCCATACGAACTGTGCCTCGCAACGACTTTACATCAGGCTTTACCTGTGAGGCTACGATTTCACTGAGCATTATGAGATCGCTTTCTTTCTCTTTATCGGTATCACATACCTTCACGGTTACACGAGTTGGTGTAATTGTAAATCTAGAGTTCGTATTACCATTATCCATTACCACTTCATGCGTTCGCTCTACCATCTTAGGTTCATAACAATCGCATTCGCTGTGATCTACTAAGCATTTACTCATTCCACGCTACTCCAAAATAGGCTTGGTACTGTCCAGGAGTCATTCCCGTGAGCTGCATACAAGCTTCATCAATAGTCATTTCGGTTGGCGTCTTAGTCTTCACTTCAATAACTTGCTCTTGATTAACAGGAACCATTTTAAAAGCTGGCTCTTTACCGTGGATTTTTGCTAGAATTCTATTCGTGTGAGATATAAACTTCTCTTGTGTTGGATATTCGATATTGATTGATGTCATATGCGTTCCTTTCGTTCCTGTCTTATATTTCTATTGTAAATGTAAATTATATAAAGTCAACAGTTTTTTATAAAAAGTCCCAAAAAGATTGGTTTTTCTCTAGTTGCTTAGCGATTTTACGCACCAAGCTTAATACTTCATCTTTCTTATGAAGAGAAGTTCCCTGAGGAATTCTTACTATAACCACATCGTCATCTTCTATGTGAGGAACTAGCGACTTAATCCGTTTATATTTACTCATGTTTTCATTGTAAAGATAAATTGAAAAAAGTCAAATAAAAAGCACTCCATTGGTGTGGGAGTGCCTTCTATGTTCTAGTTCAGATACGCAACCCGTAACGGGGCCATTCTCTGCTTTCAGTAGGTTTAGGGAGGTTCTTATGTTACTTCCTCTGCCTACACTATTATAATAGCACAAGCAGTATAAAAAGTCAATACTAAAAGCTAATTCTGTCCTGGTTTTTAGATGAATCTGACTGGTCGGCCCCATTAGCTACCCAGTTAGCGATTGCTAATGAGTCAGACTTGTCTGGAGATATACCAAGCTCTTTTTTCACCTCTGACTTCTGACAAACGACTTCTTTCTCGTCCTTTATGTCTGTAGTGTGCGCAAAAAGCTGCCTTTGCAGAGTGTTGTCGTCATATTTCTCATCGTCCCTATATAATACCTTCAGGTCACCATTATCCATGCTGTACCGTAGACCGAGATATATCTCATTCCTCGACTTATTTGTAGCATGATAGATAGTCGGATACCATCCGCGTTCACGTAGCCTGTCACGCATTCCTACACCGATACCATTCTCTTCTATCGCTATTCTACTAGCATACTTTGCGCTGAACCCATGCTGCTGAGCAAACTTAATGAGTTCATTGGTGTATAGTGTCGACATTGGTCGTTCATCTTCCTTTGTGACATTATTTCGATCGAACTCGAGCTCTGGTATCTTCAGTTCTTTCTGCGCTACCATTACACCATTATCAATAATCGTGGCCACTGTCGTGTCAGTACCAGCGTCTGAAGGGTCTACGCCTATATACTTGTTGAATGTTTCACTTGCTTCAGGAAGATTATATATCTGCGACTTCTCCCATAGGTAAGAAGTAATAAGCGAATGGTCTTCATCTGAATAATTCCAGTTGTTCTTTAGGTATCGCTCTACCCACCATTTTTGTTTTCTGAATAGAGCGGCAATATCGTTCTTATCCTGCCATGAATCCTCTATAGTGTACTCAATCACCATAACATTAGGAGGAAGAGTATTTTTCTTCCATTTGTCATAATATCGTCGCTTAGACCAACCGTTATTAGGGTTCATCGTTATGATGTTGATGCTAGGTTGGCCATTTTCATTAGCACGACCTTTACGAGATAGAATCATATCAAATGAATCTTCTTCAAGCTCATTTGCCTCATCTATAAGGTTTCCTGTAGCGTCGACACCCTTAACTTTCATTTGGTCTTTGTCTTTCGACCTATCGGCTTCTGAGAATGTTATAATCGAGCCGTTATGAGAGAACCTAATCTCTAAGGCCATATCATGCCAAGTCCAGTCCTTATTCTCAATAAGGTTCATCTGGCCAAGTGTCTTTTTAAACGTACGAATAAGTGTCTTCCTGGAGACTGTATTATTCTTACGCCAAGCAAACCAGCGTGTTTCTGGGAATTTATAGCATATAGAGGCAATTATATGAGAAGCCACTACAGTTTTACCTGTACCGACTGCGCCAATTAATATAATCTCATCAACTTCTGGCTGATTATTGATTAAATCAATTGTCTGTGTCTGTTTCGGCTTCAGTTGAAGTTGCTGTGTCATTTCTCGATTTAATCTCGCTGATTATGACAGGGGCAGTTGTAAGACGCTCGCCATCTGATGTTATGTCGACTTTATCGCCCCATCCAGTCTTACGAAGCCATTCAGCTGCTCCCTTTTCGCCTTTCATTGCCTGAATCATCATAGCTATAACAATTGCATTCGCACCGTTGCGTGATGGCATATATTCGTAGTATGCTGGCTTGTTTTTTGATATCTTATCAAGCAAGTCCTCGTCAGCTAGAAGCTCTCGTACTACTGTCGACCAGTTTACCGAGCCTTTTGGTCTGCCTTTTCGATTTATGCGTGAGTCGCCCTTTTCGAAGGGCTTTAAATTAGCTAATCTTTGTTGTCTTCTTTGTTCTTCATCCATGTTTGTATTCTCTATCGATTTGATGTCTTGACTTTATAGCCTCTACCATCGAGTTCGCTAAATAATGATTCGAGCTCCTCAGCTGATTCAAGTTCTACAGTAAGTTTCATCACCTGTTCAGACGAGTCTTCGCCCGTTAAGTTCTTTAGTAGGTCTACACCCCATGAATCGAGTTCTAAGAATTCATATTCATTAGGCAACGTGTCCCAGTCCCATTCACCGCCGCTCACATTGTCTTTTATGATAAACTCTCGCTGTTTTTCTTCGCTCCAGTCAACTACACGAACTGGTACTTCTTTCCAACCAGCTTCCTTCATAGCCTTGAACCGCATGTTACCACCGAGAATCATATGGTCGGCGTTAACCACCACTTCTCTAACTTCTGCCATTTCTGGGAAGTCTTTCATAGACTGAACAAGTTTTTTGAATTTGTCGTCTTTAATAATCCTTGGATTATTAGGATTTTCTTTAATAAGGTCAATTGATAATTTTTGTGTTTGCATGTTATTATCTCTGTTATTATTATAACAAAACAGCCATTACCGTTGTTATCACAGTAATGGCCGATTTATTGTCACAGTTAGTGACTATTTATCTATCTATTCCATTTTTCGTATGCATCATTTAGGAACATTCCTAGTGTTGAGAACGACACCACGAGCACTAATGCGGCGCATAAAGGTGGAAAGACAATCATAAGTGTTACAAGTGCTAAGGCAATCCATATTGATAGACACTGGAAGCAGTAAAACCCCTCTCTAATGCCTCCGTCCTTGTAATCCATTTGGTCTACACGTTCGCGCAGCTTCTGGAATATAGCCCAAGGCCCAGTCTCTTCCTGGAGCATATGTGTCAGTCTCCAGACCGACACAATACTCATCAATATAAAGATTACGAACAACATTATTACTTTAATGGAATACTTAGTATGCTACTGCTACCAGATACGGTAGTAGGAAGAACACCATTCCACTTGTCTAGAGCCTTGCTCTGGTTTTCGATTTCTTTTAAGTGTAGGTAGTTGTCAGTAAGGGTTTGTGCTTGAACTTCTTGTGCTTGTGCGTCTAGACGGGCTTGGTCAAGATTAAACTGTGCACGTTCGGCGTTTTGTTGAGCAACCTGTCGGCTCTCGATAGCTTTAGTGAACTCTGCTGAGAAGTTCAGGTCAGTGATACTCACGTTTTCTACAGTAATACCACGAGCACCTAATCGGTCAACAAGTGCGACCTTTACTTCGCTTTCAACCTGCGCACGCTTCGCGATTAGGTCGACAGCGTTGTACTTAGCGGAATTAGATTTAAATGCTGACTGAATCGCTGGAGTGATAAGTGTATCTTTATATCCTACACCAACAGTCTTGTGTATATCAGATACTTTACCGCGCTCTAGGTGATAGTTAACGACTACAGTTGAACTCACATCCTGTAGGTCGGCTGTAGCCGCAGCTGCAGTCTGACTTTCCTTCTGGGTCTTAATATCATATTCTGTCACGTTATTAGCGCCCCAAGGTGCTACCCAGGCAAAGCCTTCTGATAGTTCGCGCCCAGTAACTTTACCATAACTCGTAACAACACCAATCTTACCTGTACCTACAGATCGCATTGAGCTGAAGAAAGTAATCACTCCCAATAGTACTAAGATTGATATCAGTGTAACACTTACATACTTGCGTGTACGGTTCATTTATTTATTCTTCCTTTTACGTTGGCGCTCGGCCATTTCTTGATTCTTAATATCTCCGCGTACAGTGAATAATACAACCACCGTACAAATACACAAAACTATTGCACAAATTAGTAATCCAGCAGCCATATTCTATCCTAGAAAGGGATTTCTGACAAGTCAAGCGGCTTATCAATAGAGTTATCTGGAGCAACTACATCGCGAGATGATGAATCTGGAGCTGATGAGTCTTTAGCATCTAGTAATGTTACGTCGTAAGCCACAACAACTACCTTAGATTGCTTCTTACCGTCCTTTTCCCAAGTCTGTTGGTCAAGTCTTCCTTGAATAAGGACCTTAGAGCCCTTCTTTGTATATTTACCTAATACATCTGCGACCTTTTCCCAGGCGCTGACTTCAAAGAATGCAGTTTGGTCCTGGCCTTTGTCTACGGCTATACTTGCGCTAGCTACAGACTTACCCGATGAAGTAGCCTTAACTTCTACATCTCGTGTTAGTCGACCCAATAGAATTACTTGGTTCACACTTTTGCCCATTATTCTTGCTCCTCTTCTTGTAGTTTCTTTAACTTTTCTAGTTGTTCTTCGTGATATTCAATGGTCTTTTGAATATTTGCGATACTAAATTTGTGATAGTCTTTCTGTATCTCAACTTCATCAAGTCCATTCTCAAGACGATAATTCATCTTCTCTACAAGCTCTTTACCTGTTCGTGCTACAAATATCATTGGAGCTGAAGCTTCGTTGATAGGAGTGATACGAACTGCAAAATTAACTTGTCCTGGCATCGTTGAATCGAGTACAGCCTGAATGGTGTAATCAAGGTCATTTCGTTTGACCTTTTTCTTGATTTTCATCACAAGTTTTTCAGCTTCTAGTAGACTCTTCTTTGTCTTGTCTTCCATATATATTACCTTACTTCTTTCGTTTATTCAAGTAGTTTTTCTTTGCAATCTTTTTTCGCTTTGACTTTTTAGGTAAGTTATCATCAGTTGCCTCAATCTGCACCTTGCGACGCCGATATTGTCTGTTATTGACGATTATTCCGCCTTCGTTATCAAAGCCAAGTAGGCCACTTCCCATCACCATTATTTCTTACCAAACGCGTTTAAAAACGCAGTGCTTATTGCTATTACAAATGCGATGGCAATCGCCAAGGCTACTGGTGTCCATAGAGGTGCAGTAATCCACCACCAAGACCAATGAACAACATCAGTAGTTAGATTGCCTCCAGGATTAAGCTTCAATACGAATAGAACAAGGAACAACCATCCTAGAAGACCCATATTATTTGTTATATTACTTGTGCTTTTATTAAAATTATTAGCCATATATGCTCCTATCTATCAATTTCTAGAGAAAACTTTATGAAGTCTTTGTATAAATTGAATGAACTAAATGTAAGTTTCACGTTGTCATTGTCCTTATCGAGAATCTGACTTGATAACGCGGTGATTGTGTGTGGGTCGATTTCATTTACGCCCTCGTCCACAATCATATTTGCAGAGAAACCTCGTTGGTCGAGGTATGTTTCAATGTTTCTAATATGTTCTTCATTACGAGCTTCAAGAACGATAATAGTCTTATGCGGACTCGTAGCCCATAATGACTGCATATGCTGGCTAGATTGCATACCTGCGAACATAGCAGCGTGTGAAGCTTGTGCTGCAGCTTTACCTACCGACATACCGAGTGACTTATTGAGAAATATGTATACTACAGGATTTTCCCGTTTTTCTACAACTTCTCCTATTTCGACTGGCTTATTATCGTCGCGCTTTGCCATAATAATCTTTTCCCATTACATAAGACTCGACAGCTTTATAAATCGATTCGTTATCTTCAGATGTCGACGAAAATATTCTGTCCATAGTCTTTGACTTGTACCGAAGAATTGCAGTCACACCATACTCATTTCGTACGATTACTACAGATTCTGGCATTTCTCTTTTAAAAATCATAATAAGGGTCTCCTAATTGCATTACTGGTAAGCCAAGTTCGTCTCTCCACATTCTACAGACTGATGGTCGATCATCGAATATAGCGAGTACATTGTATTTTCCCTTTATGTACTTCTCATACATTTCTCGCTTTACAACGGTATCTTTGACTTGATTTCCACTGGCATCAGTATGGTCAGAGCGGCGCATGTGTAATTCTTTATAAGCGATATCATTTCGGTCTAGCCAATCTTCAGTCTCAGGTCGGCATATCTCATCCCTACCGCTAAATAGTATTATCTCTGCTCGTTCAGTCTCAGCGATAGCATCAATCATAAATGCTACACTTGGGTCTGCCTCGTCTTCACCAACAAACTTCCAGGCATATGCAGCTTTATCACCAAATCTCTTCCTAGTTGTCATATGCGCTAGCGTTCCATCTATATCTGAGATAACGACATACGGAAGGTTCTCGTCATATTCAGGAGCGTCTATTGGCTTTTTAACAAATTGATGATACATATCACGTATTACTCGTTCGCCAACTGACCTAGAGCGTTTCAAATCACGCCTTACGCATTCCTCGATAGGAACCTTAAGGAATGAATCATTTACTTCAAATTCAGCTCCGAACTCATCGGCCATCTTTTTGAGAGACTTCTCATGCACTGGGTTAAGATTTGTGTCATCAACTACGACGCTCTTGTTGTGTTCTAGTGCCGCGCGAATCATAGCATCTCTTGTCCACAATACTTGCTTTTCATGTTTGCGCTTATAATGTTCACCAAAGAGCATCTCTCGGATGTCATCTTTATTTACTCGGTAGTACCCACTCTCAGAAAGCGTACGAGCGTACGTACTCTTACCAGATGCTGGTAGACCCTTTGTCATAATCAGCTTTAATTTTGCCATTTTATCGTTCCGTATCAGCTACTGATAGACTGTTATTCAATATGTCGTGATATATTTGAATAAACTTCCTATTACACAGCCCTTTTAGTTTTTTAAAGTTAAGAGCAGGTACTTTTTTAACTATTTCCCATATCTCTTCTGTAATGAGGTCGTGGTAGCAAGTGCCAGCAATTTGGCTGGTGTGCTTCATATTAAGTCGTTCTTCAGTCTGCGACTGCAGCTTTTGAATGATTTTTTCTACACGAGCGACTGTACAGTATTTGTTAACAACATACATTTCCCAGTATGTTTCTGAGTGCTTATTATTACCACCAAACACAATAGCATTTGATTCCTTGAACTTTTCATGGACAACCTTTGCATATACGTGGTCACCAAATTTGTTCACAAAGTTCGCAGCCTTAAGTACTACACCCTCACCTGCAGGTGCAATAGCAGATTTACCTACGAATTCTTTAATCTCATCAAGCGTAAGTTTACCTTCAGCAAATACGTGAGGATATTCGAGTCCTAGAAATTCTGCTTCGGCTTTTACATCTTCCTGAGGTAGCCACCTATCATTAGCTCTGTCGTAAATATCAAACAGATAGATTTTCTCATAGGCTGCATCTGGATATGTAATGGTGTGCTTCACAAGCCATTCGCCATAAAGAATATGGTCAGGATTTCGGCTAAAGTACATAGCGAGACTTAAGTTATTTTGAACAGCCTCTTGAAAACCTCTAAAAGATTCATCTTCAGGTAGCATTCTGGTACGAGTACCGCAACGAATCTTACCATCAAGCTGAAATATAGAGATGTTCGCGCCATCTACTTTTTCTTGAACTATTAGTTCTTCATCTAAGATACCATCGGTCTCTTCTTTTCCGAGTCGATGTATTTTTTCGTATTTTCTGTATTCCACTTCATTTTCCCCTATATACATTATCTCTTATTGAGCTTATGCTTGTCAATAGGTAGAACCTCCCAAAATGAATCATTTTTCTTTACAATAGTAGTTTCAACTGTTGACTCGTCAGGTATGAGTATTTCACGCTGATTTTTAAGTTGCTGATTGAAATGTTTACATACAACTGAATAATCAACCATATTAGTATAGCCATTCTGACGTAGTTCTAATCCCATAGAGATATCTGGTCCAAGAGATTGATATGTATGGAAGACGTGGTTCTTGTATATGTTCGCATCAATCAGTGCGCAGTAGAATCCTCCCGCATCGATGTTTTCTATGCCTGAATCCTTATAGGGAATAGATGTAGTACTTGTCGGGTTATAGATATCATTGAACCTCCACCCACCGATATATGGAATTCCCCACCTACCGAGCTCGACACCCTCAGCGTATACACACCCTGGAGTATTTCTAAATATGTTCATAAGCTTAGTAAGGGCGTTTCTAGGGACAATTGTGTCATCTTCAGTAAGGAATACGTAATCAGCTATACCCACTCTGCTCTTTGCAAAATTATGGATAGCAGTAATCCTCTTACGTCGTGCGAGCCAATCGAATCTTTTTACTGGCTTAGTCTCAGGATACTTTACAGTTAAACGTTCGTTAAACTTTGTGTCCTGAATCATGTTTCTGACTTTAACGTACAGTTTATTATCACCGTCAACGATACATAGTAAATTAGTATATGTAGGATCGCAGTCTATAAGCTCGAGCGCTGATATTACATCAGTAAGATATTCTTCTCTCGAGACAGTTAATATTATAGTAATAGTCATAAGTTAACCTTATTAAATTGCTTTCCATCAATAATCTCGAGTGCTGTGTAATCTCCAATTGGTGTACCATCTCGTTCTGTTGAAAACGAATCAATACACCATACATTTGGTTCAACTTCCCAGCATGTCTCACTTGGAGTGTGACCAAATACTTGGTTAGGTAGATATTGTCTCCTTGATGAATAGTTTGGACTATTAGGGCGCGCCCATAGTGGACTTCCGTCGGTCCATAAATCATCGCTATTGCCGCTTATCCATTCCTCTGTATATCCGGCATGCGAGTATGTTATCCCATCTTCAAAAACCGAAATAGGTAAATTTCGCACCCACTCCTTAAGACTCTTATTCTCTGGCGTATTCAGTAATGCTTGAGTCATGCCATTATAGCCACTTGATAGAACATCTAGGCTATTTACATAGCTATAGTCATGATTACCCGTTAAGAATATAAACTTCTCTTTATTAGAATTATGCATGTTCTTTATTCTTTTCCAGGCATTCACACTCTCAATAGGACTTGAGTCCCAATCATCTGAATAATCGCCAATGAATATAACCTTGTCGTATCTACTTGCTAATTCTTCTACTTTATCAAGTATCCACATCTTAGTGTGAATGTCACCTATGGCAAGTATTTTCATTTTAGTCTCCTAGGACTTCTTTATATTTATTAACTAGCGATTCTCTACTGAAGTTATCATCAGCTATCTTACCTGCGGCGAATTTTTCAACAAGCAAATCGCTATCTGACATTTCACATATCTCATCTATCTTGTCTGCAATAGCTTGTGCATCAGCCTCATATATGTCAATCATAGTACGAGTCATAAAATCGCCTATTTTATGTGCTGGTATCAGCCACTTGCTAGGAAGTAGATCGCGATTCGGTTCAATGTCAGTCATAATGACTGGAAGACCAGCGGCAAGTGACTCATTCATGGGCAGACATAGGCCACCATATCGGCGAGGCATAATCACAGCATCAAAATCATAGTACAAAGCTTCGTTATTCTCTGGATTGCCATTATCATATACAATCCTAGGGTCCATCAATGTCTCGTCTGGAGCACCTTGGCTCTTTATTACAATCTCGAAGTCTGAATTAGTGAGCTGTATGGCCTTTAGGAGCGTCTCTGTGCCATTTCTATCGTGGATAGCCTTAGCGCCCTGAATATGTAGGAAACGTCGCTTAGAAGCCCTCTGAGCATTCCTGAGACGTGCTTCCTTGAATCGTTCTGTGTCAATTGGCGGCCTAAGAATAACTGGCTTAACTTTTAACACATTCTCTACTTCTTCTACACCCCATGATGAAGGAGATATAAGCTTGGTGGGCATGGGTAGCCTCTTATCGTGAAGATAATCAAGGAACTCGTAGTTATATTGTATGAATGTCTTAATACCACGATGCTTTGCTGCTGCTATTATCTCATACCCATATGGTATCTCGCAAGTTAGTAGGGTGTCTATACCAGCTAATAGCCAGTTCTTCTCCCTTGAACTAGGGAACCCATGCGAAATCATTTGTACTGGAAAGTCTTTGTACCATTCTGGGAATTGTTCATTCTCATGCTTGAATGGGCGTGAATCAATAATAAGTATTTTACTAGGCTTAAGCATCTCAGCCAGTTCCCGAGTCTGGTTCCCGAGCCCTGTTTTATCCATACGTACAATCATTCCTAATATCATTTAAAATACCTGTTTATTATCATATTTTTCTTCACCAGATCGTCCATCTAGATGGTACGAGCGTGGTTTTTTATCATGGGGGATATATATGTACATCTTCCATTTATCCCAACTGCCATTTTGCCCATCATTTGCGATAGGATAGTACACCTTATCTTCTATAAAGCATATCGATTTATCAGTGAAGTAATCATCGATTATTTTTCTATAGGTGTCAGATCTGACGATGTGAGGTTGCTGACTCCACTGCGAGGTGGCTATATATTGTGCATTATCGGCCGCCAAATCGTGTTCATGGTGCATTAGATATTCATGCTCAACAGGAATAGTTTCCTTATTATAAAGACGAACTATATTAGACTTACCGCTAGAAATAAGATTTGTTATGTTGTCCCACTCTATTTTTCTGTCTTCATATAAAGGTGAATCACCCTCGACATATATAACGCTTTCAGTACGGACATACTTCAGCGCCTCGCGCATCATCTTTACTTGATGAGAATGAGTCATGAAGAACAAAGGTAGAACATTTTTGTATTCTGTATTTATTTTCCATAACATCTTCTTGACAAACTCTTGATAGTCGTCAAACCTATCCTTTTGCTCGCTTCTTACGCCATCGAAGGTAATTATTATTTCTGATTCGGGTAGATGTTCTCTAACTGACTTAATTGTTGTTTCTAGAATGGACGTGTCTGGATGAGATTTCCATGGACTAACTGGTATAATGACCGTTATCTTGTCCTTGAGTGTATCTACATGAGCTGGCATATCTGCTAATGCACGTATATCGTCAGTAAGATTGTATATGTACTGTCGCTTTTGTTTCATCCACCAAGCAAACACATTGTTTGAATGAAGATTGAATCGTTTCAACGATTTATCAATACTTCCAGCTATTTCTCTACCACTTATCGTAGGGAACGGTGCATCAGGAAATATCCTCTTCCAATATCCGTTTGAATCGTAATCAACAGCTGGAGATGTATCATCAGCTATAGGAATGCATCCGAATTCCAATGCCTCATATAATCTAAAGCTATCTGGAGAAACTATGCCTGAAGGACAAGGTACAACTTTCGCTGAAGCCATATGCTTGTAGTATTCTTCTGATGGCATCCCTTGAGTAAAACCTTTAGTCTCGAATATTTGTATACTCTTAGTAGGATTATCCTCGGCATACTTGTGGAGCCGCCTAAATATAGTATTGCGTCGCTTATGGGTGTTCTGACCGCTAATAAACACGTCTTCTGGCTTCGACAGATATTCTTGTTGGTATTGCTTTCTAAACTTCTTGGAAAAAGCATAGCCGACACCAAAGTACCGAGCATTCTTATACTCTACCTTAGCCCTTGGAGTCTGAATCCAGAATCTTATGTTAGGGTGGTCAATCTTCTCAATATCGAATAGATTCTCTTCATCAGACACTACGATGAGAAGCACCCAGCTGTATTTCTTCAGCTTGTCATTTATTTCCTGGGCATCATTGCTTGCCCCAGGAACAACGGCAACTACACCATCACCAGTTGCTTCCTGGAATGAATCAACAATATTAAAATCCAATTTTCCAACTGGATTCCACATATCATCAAACATGTCTTGTAACATGAAGTGGTCTAATGGAATTGGTTTAAGCCATACAACATCAATCATCGTCAACTTCCATTTCTACAACGTCAGCATAAAAGTAAGGTCCTTCTCGCTGTGCAAGTGCAAGTTGCTCCTGATAATACGCGTCAGCTTTTTCTTCAGTACTGAATACTTTTTCTGGGTAATGATCTTCAATATCATTAGCAGTATAAACCCATACTTTCATTATTTACTAACCACCGTATCTAGAATCTCTTGCCACCTCTGTGTATAGGTATGCTTAGATTTTGTAAGTTCTTGACCAGCAAGCCTTATTTTTTCGCGCTCATCATCGTGCTCGAGGTAATAGTCAATCTTTTCTCTCAAATCCTGCAGGTCGCCATGCTTATAGTACACAACGTGGACACCGTCAATATAATCTGGTGCGAACCCTTCAATCTTTGGGTATATAACAAATGCTCCACGGCCAGTCGCTTCAAAGAACCTATCGCTCGAATAGTACGGATAATTGAACCCAATATTGAGTGTATCGCCAACTAATATCTTAGAGCTCGCATACAGGTCATTAAGGTCACTACCGCGTATTATTCCTCTACCATCTCCGCCCCAGTGCTCGAATCTGTCACCGTATGTATTATGAAGAAAATCAATGAGCTGTGGTCTAAATGGCCATTCTTGATGATATCCCTTGCTGCCAGTGAATATTACGTCTTTAGCTAAGTCATCTCTTTTTGTACCAAGATAGCATTCAGGGGCGTACACGCCAGCCATAAGGTAGTGCCCTTTAGTCTGAGTGTTCTCATTTAGCCAGTCAGCCATTAGCTTATCAACTGTAAAGAAATGCTCTACCTTGAAGTATTCAGAGTTTTCGTATTCTTCCCATCGTTTAAGGCCCATGTACAAATCGAGGTGATAGCCAAGTGTCACGATACCCCTTCGTTTCATATCATTAAGAACTCGAGTCATAGAGTAGGTGCCTCTATTCACAAATCCGTGGCTATGAATCCATATGAACACGTCGCATCTTCGCGAATGGAAGACTACTTGGTCTGTTCTAACTGTATTCTCTTGAAGCCTGGTAACTGTATGTCCCATTGACTCAAGAGTCTTAGCATGATGGTTCTCGGAAGTATAATCAACCGAGAAATTTCCATACATCAATATACGCATTTATAGCTCTATATCGTTAATTTTTTTGATAAGAGCTTTCTTATCAGTTTCGACCATCTTCATAATGTCGAAAGTCTTTTCTGACCAGCCAGCTAGAGTCGCAACTCTAGATTCAGGGAAGGCTAATTGCCCATATCCATTAATATCCCATGAGTAAATGAATGGATTTGCATCGTACTTCTTCTTGTATCGCTCTAAGTCAGCACCTGGATGATAGTACTCAGTCCATGTTTGCATGTCTGAGATGATTACAATTCGGTCATACGCCTTATCAGCTTCTTTGAATACCGCATTAATATTTGTACCATGCCCAACGTATCCCTTGCCACCTGTCCAACTTTGGTTAAGGCTGTCTAGCCACTTCATAAGTGTAAGTGTAGAGTCATTCTTGTTGAATGAAAGATATTCAGCATCGTCACCGAAGTGCATAAGGTCAGCACCAGAGCTTCGTGCAAGAGCTAGGCCAAACATCGCTGCCTTACCAAATGCAGACTTTGTGCCACTACCCATTGAACCTGAGTGGTCAATCACAACAAGTGTCTTTCCATCGAACCTAGGAACGTTTGAGAATGATATATCAAGAGCATCCGATAAACCAGATAGCACCTTAGAACTTCTCGAGTTATTTTGTAGCTCGTCGTAAGCTGTAAGGAATCGGAATGGCAGCAGAAGTGACTTCTTAATTCGTGATTCTGTTGTAAGCAATTTAATCGCTGCATCTACTACTTCATCGTCTGTTTCTTCAATAATGTTTCGAAGGTTTCTGACAAGTGCCATGTAACCTATCTTTCCAGACTTAACAAGCTCACCCCATGCCTCAGCCTTACTGCTGCTATCACCAGATTGGCCAGCTTGCGAAATCTTTGCTTCAAATGTATCGGTATTACGTAGCTCGTCTCTAACAAGCTTACCTAACTGCTCGGTGTGCTGTGGGTGCATAAGGTTAACGACGTCTACAAGCTTAACAGACTTACCCGATGCACGATATTTAGCCAACTGATAAGCATCGAAGCGTGTAAGCGCTTTTGCGAATCCTTTACGCATTGCGTGACTTTGCTTACCGCCATTTTCCTTAACATATGAAAGAATTTCAAGCATGTCGTCAGGTCGGTATGCGATGGAATCAAAGTACTCTTTTAGCCATTCTTCGCCTCTAACATTCATGGCAATCCATCCAGCAACAACGTGTGACACTGAACGCATACCGAATTCTGTTCGTGCGAATATTGATGCCTTAGCGGCGAATTGTGGATCTACCTTTGCTACAAGCTCTTCTATGCGCGTTTGGCGCTTTGCACCAGATTCATAGAACCTATCTTCAAGGAATGAAGTTAATAGCGCTGAGACTAATTCTAGTTCAGGCGTCATAGTAAATGCCTCGCCACCAGCAAGGTTAATTGTCTTGTTTTTTGTTGTCACTGATTTGTTGAATTTACTCATCAGGATATTCCCTTTTGTTTATACTTTTCTGGAATAAGCGGGGATAAATTTGCGAGGGTGATTTTTCGTGCTCTACCACTAAGCTATCTCCCCAGATGGCGGGAAGAGGAGGAATCGAACCTCCGTCACGTCGTTAACAGCGAAGTAACCCTCACGGTCGTCACCCGCTTATTTCAAAAAACTATCAAGATGGCTCAGGGAAAAAGCAAGCAGAGGTATAAACCCTTTCGGGTCTCGACTGGGATTGAACCAGCAACATTTTCTGATTAAGAGAAATGATCTACCATTGATCTACGAAGTAACTCTACTAATCGTCACCTAAGCCATCTATACTGTAAAGGTTCTATAATCCATTATACTGCATATGGTTGCATCATGTCAACAATAATGACAAGTTTTATTTTACAAACTTAATAAATACTCTTCAAATGCTGGATTGCATAAGCACGCCGCAGAACGTGACTTTCGAATTATATCAATCGCTTCTTTTGCCGTTTTACCATCAAGCATAAGAACTCGAGCAGCAATAAGACTAGATCTATTAAGACCAGCCTGGCAATGGATAAATGTATTACCATCTTTCCAGCATTTATACGCCCATTGAGCAATTTCATCTATCTGGTCAAACTCTTGCCCAGTGCTATCATACATACGGACGTAGAGCTCGCTACGTACATTATGAGCAATCTTATAGCGCTCCCAAGGATATAAACTTACAACATGGTTGATAAAGTGGGGTAGCATTAGACCGTCTTGGCACCCACCTTGATATAAACCAGGGACAATTTCGCTCATGAACGGCACATCAAAAGGTGTGTTTCCATGATATGCAATGCCAGACATTCGAACAAGTGTCGGGTCTTTAGATGCCTTAACATTTGTCTGTAACGTTATTTTCGTAGGGTCATGGTCGGTACTCACACTCGACTCCTTCTAGATTAGGTTTTCTGGCGCTTTCGCCATATATCTCACACTGCGAACTAAGTGCTACCACTTCAGTTATACTGCTAAATCTTGGTGGCTCTGAGTTAAGTATAGTTTCCTTAAACTCTTTGAATGGCTGTCTATTCTGCAGAGCATACACACTATACGATGAATATTGAAAATCGCCATTTGACACGACGATATTCTCATCTTTTATATAGAATGTTACTCGTCCTCGTTTAATTACTATCATTCGCATAATCTTCCAAAAATACACGAATAGAATCATAATTAAAGCTACTATTATAGAATAGTTGCTGTACAACGAAGTCTCCGTCCTTCATAACGAATACTATAGCTTTTCGACTGGTACCGTTATATATAAGGCCAGTTCTCGATGGCAAAAGATAACTACTGAATATTTTGCTATTCTTTGGTTTTGTCCCACCGTTGTTATAATAATCCTGAATCTGATGAATCGTTTGGTTAGTAACATAAGTCACATTTGTTCCATCAAATCCAGAATCACCGACTTCTTTTATGTCGTTAACGGTCTGTACAAATAAAAGTATATTATCTTTACTTGTATCGTAATCTTCTTTGTTGAATCTATGAGATTCATTTGTTTCTATATCATATACGACAATATCGGTCGCTCTAAATGGTGGCGACTCAATAGCCTTCATATCTTGATAACTGTTTGGTTTCTTTTTAGCACATGCTGCACAAGCCATGTCCACCTCCTATTTGTTTTTATTGTAAAGCATAAAGCTTATGGTGTCAACAGTTCTGCTGTGTGAGTATAATCCTTCTTATAGGGATCATACTGCTCAAGCATGTCGTGAAACACCTCAACCTTTTTCTTGCCGCTCTCCTCAACTTTATAGAGAAAGTCTATATAATCTGTTGCATGAATAGCGATGTGCTGATATTCTGCTTTGTCAGATTTATTCTTACGTGGTCGACCCACCTTAGATGGATTTGATTTAACTGTCATAAATACTCCGTTTTAGATATTATCCACCCTCATCGGAGCATTATAATTTAATTGTTAATTAAAATCAAGACACGGTCTTCTTCTTTTTAGCTTTCATCTTCTTTTCGTCAAAAGTTCTTTGACTGGTAAGTTGGAGCCCATGCTTAGTTGAAAACTTCGATTTACACTTTGGGCATCGTTCGTGATGAACACCTCGAGTAAACTTAAACCATTCCTCATGAATGTCACAATAACCGACAAGAGCATTTCTCTCTTCTGGTGTAGTGCTGTCCATCTCGTCAGTTGTAGGTACTGTCATTATTTTAGCAAATGTTTAGTTCTATCATTTGAGAATTTAAGACGCTCGCAGATACCAATCAATAATTCCTTACGGACTACTTCATGTTTAGGATACTTCAACTGTCCCTTAGACTCAGTCTCAGTAAATGGATAACCGATGTTATTGAATAATTTATTCCATCTATCGTCGAGCGTATCTCCGTCGCTGATACCGAATTCGAAATCTCCCTCTACCCATGCATCTTGCCATGCAAGCCATACTTCAGGAATCATGTACTTCATGACATCTGTGTTAACAAGAATTGCTATACCAGATAATGGGCTTTTACCCATAAGAAGCTTATCAAGTTCGGCAATCCATCGCTCCTTACTTACTCGAGTAATTTCACTTGCGTGCTGTCTCATTACTCCAATAAAGTTGGGGTCTACTTCAAAACCAAGTTGTGATGCAAATCTTGCCGCACGTAGCATACGAAGAGGGTCTTCGATAATACGGTCTTTACCCATTCCTACTGCTTTAATCTTCTTAGCAAGAATATCTAAGCGGCCCCCATGTGGATCAAAGTATTCATCATCTTTCAGAACAATAGAATTTATAGTGAAGTCGCGTCGTGATAGATCAAGCATAAGGTCATCAGTGAAGTCTACTTCTGGTTTTCTTGATTTACCATCGTACTTATCTGTTCGGTACGTGGTTACCTCGACATAGACATATTCTACATTACCAGAATCATCTAGAATAGGTAGCTTGAATCCTATCGTTCCAAATCTCTTACCGATTGAGTATGCTTTTCTGCCAGCATCTTGAATATTCTTCTCGATTTCATCGGGAGTTAGAGACGTACAGTAGTCCCAGTCTTTTGGTTCGCGCCCAAGAATAATGTCCCTTACTGAGCCACCTACAAGGTTAACTGGAGCATCACCAAAGATGTTCTTTATTTCGGTCTGTAGCTTTTTAGCTTTTTCCATATCTTTATAATAAACCGATTATGTTTAGTTTGCAATGATAATTTATATTACCGACTTGTCGTCATGTGGAAAAACTAGCTTGCTCTTTTTGTCACCAGATTCCTCTAGTTCCTTAACAGCATGAGCCATCTCTTTTGTCATTTGGCGTGCAACAGCGCGTAAACGAGCTGTAGGGCCATGTTTAGGCAGACTTTCTCCAAGTTCACTTGCAAAACTCTGCAGTAGCGATAGCTCATTTACATTCATGCACATCAATGCTACTTTTCTACCATGTCCCTGATTTGATTCTTCAATATTTAAAAGTCTCATCGCTTCCCCTTAATATTTCTTACGTATCGTCCCTTAATCTTTTCTCCGTACCCACCGTCGTTCCTGAGAGCGAGCAGTCTATCAATAAGAGCAAGATCTGATTCTTTAATATCTAATTGCTCTGATTTAGATCGAGCAGGTGGCTTTCCAGCCTCGAACCATGTCCAGCCACCGTCGATATGATCTCTCAATATCCTAGTGAAGTTGTCAGGCTCCTCATCTGAATTGTATACTCTCATCCATGCAATCACTTTTACTGGTGTTTCGCGCTTTCGAAGTTTATTTTCATAACGTCTTCGATACCAGCCATCACTTTCCTCGGTGTATTCTTCCATCGTGTCCCAAACTTCACCGAGGCATACATCTTTTTGAGTTAATGTTGAGTAAACGCCGCCTATTTCCCATTTAGAAGTCTTTTTTGCTTTCTTCATGTCAGCCTTTAGCTTCATGTCCGCGACTGCTTCTTTGTAAGCGTCCATTCCTTCATGGATAAATCCTGGCTGTCCAGCTTTCCTAACAAACATAACCTTTTCTTTGATTATGCCTTTGGATATATTGCTGTTCCTGATTAAATCTACGAGAAGTGCATCATTGACGCCTATGACAAATTTAATTCCGTCCTTCTCAACTTCACATGCTAGAAATGATAAGCGACCGCCTTGAGATGATCCATCTGCAGACTCAAGAATACGTACAGTGAAACCGCCGTTGTCGAATGTGTGAACTTCTGGTTCATAGGTTTTCGTGTATTCACGCTTTTCACGATCCCATTCACTCTCGCGCGCCCAATCTTTCGCTTGTGTAAGTGCTCTCTTGTCGCCATGTTCGACTACGTAGCCATCAAAGATGCGACCATAAGGCTTATTGTCAACTGGAGAAGTCTTAACAGCGACATCGATTTTATCCATCATCTTCCAGCTGTGATAGGTCTTCATTAGTTTCCCCTCCTGATCTTTAGAAGGATCTTATTAATCGCTTCTTTGTCTGGTTCATCTGGGAGAACACTGTTAATTGCTTTCATCTCTGCATCTAATTCGGTAAACCTATCTATTATTTGCTGTGGCGATAGCTCTCCGAATGCAAATATCTCTTTACGCTGTTCTGGGGTGACACGAACGGTTATATCTCCTGTCTCAAGCAGCTCTTTACCCTGAATCATAAGACGTAGCAGGTGTCTCGAGTGTTTTGCATATCGTTTATTTTTACCATTGCCATATTTTCCATCCTTAGCATTTAATTTCTTCGCTTGGCTCATGGCATATCCGCCATATGACAAGGAAGCCTTTTTACTAAGAAATATATGCCTATTATCGACAAGCATCTTTCCATGCTTGGTAAGCTCTAGATACCCGTCTAAGAAAAGCATCTCTAGAATAGTAGGGTTACACTTCATGGCAAGCTTCATGAATTTCTCTACTTCATGATAGCACCAGTCTGGGTCTTTATTGTCATATGTTTCTTTATGCTTTTCTAGGCTCAAGACATCAGTAGTTTTTGCGACAAATATACCTTTTATATCTGTATCCGAGTCAGCATGGTCAAGACCATATGCCTTTGACCCAGTTATTCCCTCAAGAATTATATTGTCTGGTTTTTTCACGATACCACTCCGTTTTCATGAAAGTTTTCATATATAAAATCTCTAAGACCCGCTAAAGAAGTAATTACTATCTCTGTTCTATCTATACGAGCCCTCAATTGCCTTATTGGATAGTCATTTCTATATCTAAATTCATCTATCTCCCTGCCTATTTTAGCAATTAGAGAATCAACATATCTAGATTTATCAATGTATTGAACAGAATCATACGTAGATATTGGAAGGGTCATTCTATGTACATCACCGAAGTTTGATTCAAATACTATTTCAAGACGGCTATATAAGTCATCAATAGTTGATGAACCTACATTCTCAAACTCTGGCCTCGTAGAACTAGAGCGAGACGATACAACTTCTCCAATGCCAAACTTTTCGGCTACAAGGCCTTCAGCAATCTTTTTTGCGTCACCACTAAGGCTACTAAGCTTCGTCGTCTTCAGTTCTTGTGGTAGCTGGTAACTCACTTATACTCTTCCCGATTCCATTAGCAACTTGTTTAGCAATTTCTGCAGTTGCTTCGCCATTATGAGATGCTGCAGCAAGAGCGGCGATTTGTGCCATCATTCTTCGGTCATCTGCTGAATGTTCAAGACCTTTACGTACGCCATCAGCAACACCGTCAGCGTAACCTTCTTTATACCCCATATCTTTAGCAATGGTCGACTTCTTTTCGAGCTTTTCAATTTCGCTCTGATATTGGTTTTGATGTTTCTCTTTTGCATCGAGTAGCTTCTCGCGCTCCTCAATCTCAAGTTCTTTGACTTTCAACTCAGAAATTCTTTCACTTCGAGCAGACAGTGCTTTGTTGTCTTCTTCGAGACTCCCGATGCGCATGTTAGCTTTACTAAGTTCGCTCTTTAGCTTATTGATTTCAAGCTTTTTATCAGCCTTTAGTTTGTCAAGTGCTTTTTCAGCAATCTCGACATCTTTTTTATTCTTAAAAATGTCCATTACAAGAATCCCCCTATTAGTTACATTCATAATAGCATAAGGATTATCGATATGTCAAATATAATTACAAAAAGAAAAAGCCCAATCGCAGTAGGGCTTTTTCTTCTAACATAAACCCACAATTTTTTGAATAGAAGTTGTGAGAAACTATTTGGGATGGCACCCTAGATGTAGGACAAACATCTGCTAGTATAGTATCGCACTTATGAAATGCTGTCAATAGATTCGAGCGTTATTTCTGCTCTTGGATTTTCTTTATCTATTTTAGCATCGATAGTGCTGATTCTTAGATGCTGCCATGAGTCGTCTTCGAGTATGCCTGCACGCATTAATGCATCCTGGATACTAGTAAGCATATTGTCAAGATCTCGACGCCTATTGTCTTTGACATAGAACATAATCGATATTTCTTGCCTACCAACGAGAGGCTCCTTTATTCTGTATTTTAGAAGCTGGATACTTGCAAAGTTCTGCCATGTCTTCACATTACTGCTTGACATAATAAATGGCTTACCAGTAGCTTTGTTATAAGCAATCTGTTTAGAGTTCTTCTGGGCAGGTGTTTGGCCAAGTATCACAATTTCTAACATATCAATATTCTACTGGCAACCTTCACATCCAAGTGCATCCATAGGGTCAATTGGAGCTGAACCAGGATTAGATTTATTGAATGATGTAGCGTTTTCCATCATAGCTCTATTAATCGCTTCAAGCTTTTCTTCTAGTGTCATATTACTAGCATCAAGGATAGAATTAGCCTTATCTAAAGTGTCTTTTTGTATGTCCTGTAGTGTTGCCATAGAGTTCCTTTTTATTTAAAATGTCTATGTTCAATTATACAGAAATAGCCATTGCCTTAAGCTCGTCTATCGTTTTACTTTTCATCGATTTCATTTCATTAGGAGCTATCTTTCTCTGCCGTACAAGATTGAGAATCAGCTTGTTTTTTTCTGCATCCTCGGGACTCATTTTCGGCTTGTCATCAACTGGAATTGGTGATGGTCTACGTTCTGACGGTGGGACTGTACTGTATTCTGTTTTTACATATTTCTTTGAAGTCTTCGCCTTCTCATATTGCCTACTCAGGTTAAAGAAGTGTTTACGAAGTTTTGCAACTGATTTTATTTGGTCTTTCCAATCGAAGTCATCGTTTGGCTGATATGCTGTATAGAGCCAACGTAATACATCTTGTATGAATTGATACTCGTATTTGTCTATACGGTGCAACTTGTTCATTTCCATGTAATCCTTGTCGGTAGCCTTTCTATCGGCTAATGTTCTGTGATTTGGAAATAATTTAGAAACTACATCGAACAACGCGTCTACAAGCTTAACATCATCATTGGTATATTTTTTATCCTCTTTTTGGCTTGTTGACATAGTATGGTTTATATCTGTGTTTATATTTGGTATAGGTGTGACATTTTTGGTAACTCCATTTACCATTTTTGACAAATGGATTTCCCCATTTTGACAAATGGCAGTATACCACTTAGTGCGATCATATTTCTTCTTATTAAACTCGCCAGACAAAATAAGCCCATTCTCTTCAAGAGTAATGAGCATCCTAGTAATCTTCCTTGCAGTCCAGAAAGGAAATAGTTCAGCGAAAGCCCTGGCCGAGTTATACGTCCAGTATCTTCCTTCAAAGTAGTTACGGTTGTTAGCTTTGTTCTGTTCCGTCCAATAACTAATATTTTTATGGAGTACAGCGCATTCTACACCTACTTTCATGGCTATATCAGTATCAAACCCTAAACTACCGCCATTAACGGACATAATTAGGCCACCTATTCTAAACCAAAGATCTACCCTCTTGGTTTGCTATTCATTATAAATTGTAACACAAACATAATCAAGATGTATTTTGTAACAAAAATCATTGACTTGTCAACACGCTTGTGCTATTATAATTGTAGACAAGCCGCTTATGGCTATAACTTAGGGGAGATCAATGGAAGAACGAAAAGCAAGAGTGCTTTTTTATGACCTTGAAGTATCGCGAGATATTGTAGAAGGGTATGGCAACAAATGGGAATTTAAAGTTGTTAAATGGGTGCGGCATCAAGAGCTTATGTGCTATTCCTACAAGTGGATGGGTGATGAATCACCTACATTTGTATACCGTCATCAATTTACTAATATGAAGCAATTCCTGAAATCATTAAGAGATTTGATGCATGAGGCTGACATTACTGTCGCGCATAATGGTAAAAAGTTTGACGATAAAATGGCAAGTCGTTTCTTTATTAAGAATAATGTTGACTTACCATCTCCATCATTCAGTATTGACACGCTTCAAGTTGCTCGATCAAAGTTTAAATTTCCTGGTAATTCTCTGAATGATCTCGCTGAATATCTCGAACTCGGGCAAAAAGAATCGATTACCTATAGAGACCTTGAGGATGATTTCATGTCTAAGAATCCAAAAGAGGAAACTATCAGACTTATGGCGACGTATAACAATATGGATGTTGAGTTGCTTGAAAAGCTCTATTACAAACTACGTCCAGCAATCGCAAATCACCCTAATATGGCCCGATTAATGAATGTGCACGATGCGTGTCCACAGTGTGGAGCTGGAGAAGAGCATATTGGACGCGAGAAATACAGATACACTAAGATGGGCGTATTTATGCAATACAAATGTAAATTGTGTAAAAAATACTTCCAGTCTGCACGACCAGTTGAACGTGTCGATGATGTTCGTCCAAGTTTCAGAAATATCGCTGGTAATTAGCGGACCATATCAATAAATAGCCTGGTGCTATCATTAATCTCTTCTTGCGAAGCTTTTCGAAATGGAAATATTAATTCGCCTTTTATACTTTGGGCCTCTCCGTTTACTCTTACTACTACTTCATATGTTGAATAACCGCCTAGCTTGCATACAGGAATCGATAAAGAAACTTCCGATGCTGACTCGCCGTAGAAGGTCATATTACAATTTGTACAAACGCAGGTGATTATTCTATAAACACTCGCATCTTCTGTTTGTGAATATTTATAAAACGGGTATATGAACTTACGCATTTTATTATGTTCGAGTCCATATCTTCCATGACACCACAAAAGGGAGTCTGGATGAAGGACTCCCTTATATTTATTTTCTATGCCAAGAATAGCAGTTAGAGCACCAGTATTTGTCTGTGTGGTATTGGTATTCTTCAATTGGTAATACTTTTCCATTAGACTTTACTTGAATTGACTGATAGCCTTTATTTTGCTGGTCTATCCACAGGTGTAATGGATATATTCTTGACCTACTCATCTTTGTATATTTTTGTTTTGAACATTCATGGCATTTTATGATGATGTAGTAGTCAACATACCGCCATCTCTCATCACTCCAATATTTCTGTTGATAGCTATGCCATTCATGGTGCTTACCAACTTTTCCTCGGCACCACTTGTTTGTATTTTTCTTTGAAGACCTTTTTACAGTCTTCTCTTCAATTGCTGGCTGTTGGTACTTTTTATATAGGCCATAACTATGATAGCCTGAGTGGTCTCTTTTTAGTTGAGCCATTATATTCCTATTCTGTACGATTATGTGCGTACTTACGTCATAGGATATTTTGACTCAAAGTCTCTGATTACTTTTTTAGCAGCAGCATAGAAATTTGACTCAAGTTCGGTTGGCTGTGCACCCTCACGTTGTAGTGGGTGTGGCTCACCAACCTCTTCTGTTTGCCTTTCTACTGCTTTCTCTATAGTCTTAGGAGTGTTGAAGCGTTTATTAACTGCCGCAGCGACATCCTGAAGCATTTCTTTTGTCATTGATAGTGTACGAGCAAATAACATTGCAGCATCGACTCCATCTTTAGTAAAGACATACCGATTGTTTGGCTGTCCTTTATAATTTTCTATAATTTCGATAGTGTAAGCTGGAAGTAACTCGCTAAGGTAAGCTTTTGCTTCTTGTACATTCATTACACTATACCCCCTTGATTAAATAATATGCAATTCCAACCATTTATAGAGCTAGTGAGGCTACTATATTTGGAGGGGGAGATTTGGATAACTTGTATAACATGTATTATGCTACACGATACCATACCGACTATATCCCGCATTTTCTCCCCCATCTCTCTTGTTGCTATCTACGTAACGAGCAAGTGTATATAAGTTGCGGTCTGGCCATATGGACTGTTTATATTATACCACTGTAGAGCTTATGCTTGCAATAGTATACAAACAAAAAGAGCTACTTGAGCTCTATCTTGTCGAATCCGCGTATACGGTTCTTATGCCTAAGTCTCTTAGGCGTTCTAGGCATACACCTGAACAGTCTCAAATTGCATCGCGCCAACTATGCGAGCGACTAGTCGCTTAGTTGAATCCACGCTCTTAGTGATTGCGTCTAATACTATTATAACATATTTATTTTACTATTGACTACATAAATACTCATAAGAGTAGATAGAAATACAAAATAAAATAACCACTCCGAAAGGGGCGGTATTTTTTAATTAGTCTGGCTATACTCCATCTGGAATATGAGTTCCCATAAGAATATCTCCTTATATATATTGTATCAAATGGCGGAAGACTGTGGACTCGAACCACATGCCTTTCAGCACACACATCTTAGCAGGATGGTCTAGCACCTCGCTAGTTAGTCTTCCAAATGGTTCGGGTGCTAGGGTTCGAACCTAGATTATATGGGTCAAAGCCATACGTCCTACCAATTAGACGACTCCCGACTATATGCTCATTTATGAACAAAGCTCCAGTAACAGGGCTCAAACCTGTGATACTTGGTTAACAGCCAAGCGTATTATCACTATACTATACTGGAGCACTACTCATAAAATGGTCCCGACAGCGATATTCGAAATCGCCCTAACACCGTGACAGGGTATCGTGCTAGCCACTACACTATGCCGGGATGATTGTTAATGTATTTTCTTGGGGTGACCGACGAGACTCGCGCTCGCTTTCTCTTCCTTCACAGGGAAGTGTCTCGACTACTTCGACCTCGGCCTCCACATGGAGGAGAGTGAGGGATTCGAACCCTCGGTGGATTTTACCCACTTCGGTTTTCAAGACCGACCGATTAAACCACTCTCGCAACTCTCCATCTTTGTAATGTGCTTGGTCGTCCTAGATGGACTCGAACCATCACGAGATTCTATTCCCAATAGATTTTAAGTCTATCGCGGCTACCTATTACGCCATAGGACGTTATTACTTGGTACAGGAGGCGGGACTCGAACCCGCACGCCCCTTAGGGCAACAGCTTCTAAAGCTGCCGAGACTACCAAATTCCTCCACTCCTGCAAATTTTTAAATGGTACCCACCGAAGGATTCGAACCTTCATTCACCACATTTTGAGTGTGGCCGATATGCCAAATTCTCGTAGGCGGGCATATATTAATGCTTTGGAGCTCCGTGGCAGAATCGAACTGCCGTAATCCGCTTTGCACGCGGGCGCGTAAGCCTCTCCGCCAACGGAGCATGTTATCAATCATGGTACCAGTTGAGGGAATCGCACCCACTCGGCCCGAAGGACTTGTTTTACAGACAAGCTCGTCTACTTTATCGAACTAAACCGGCTTTATGGTGGCACCCCTCAGACTCGAACTGAGAACCCCAACGGCTTCAACGTTGTGCTCTACCATTGAGCTAGAGTGCCAGAGCAAGGGTTCGCGACGAATAATCATTTATATCCCTTAATCTATTCCGTCTTACGCCAGTTTCTAGGCGAATATTCTTACCTACAAAACAGCTACGTTGCCGCTAGTTTCTATTATAAACAAAAATTATGTTAATGTACAGTATTATTTGGTCGGGGCTGAGAGAATCGAACTCTCCTGAATGTCTCGGCTCCAGACCGAGCGGCACGCCTTGCGCCCGAACCCCGATACTTAATATGTAATGTGAACCGATAGTTTGGCAGGGCGACCAGGACTTGAACCTAGAACGACGGTTTTGGAGACCGATATGATACCGTTTCACCATCACCCTGTATTGGTGGAGATAGCGGGCACCGCCCCCGCGTCCAAACTTACAATGTAAGCTGTCAAAATCATAATGTTATCCCCACATGGAGTTAGTTTTTGTACAGAACCTTCCTAAACTGGCGCTAGCCGCTCGCTACCCATCACGGTTTATTAGAGTCTGGTAGGGTCACTTACAGCCCTACTGTCCACCTACGCGGGTGGTGCTATCTACCGTGCCAAAGCCTCGTCCGCTAGCATCTTTTGTTAAAGAAAATGCACCTAAGATGTTATCTTGGTGCTTTGAGAATGTGTCTATAAAACTATGTTTATGAATTATACTCGTTAGCACCAACTGAAAAATAATCGGGTGTTAATGACCAGTGATTACAATTGAGCTGTTGCTGAGAAGTATTTGCCTTCATATATTAATTATACCACACTACGCATGGATATATCAATACTATTTTGCAGTAAAAAGAAAAAATCCCAATTAAGGGACTTTTTCCTCAACCCACTTCGATTATCTCAATCTAGAGAGGGAGATAATCTATAATTAGTATATATAATACTTATGCTATGGTCAATACTTTTAGCAACCTGTATTTTGCTTTCACTCTATCTTTAGAGTTTCCTGTGCGTTTATGCGGCTTACACAATCCACATGATCGATTCGCCTTATAGTTAAGCTTTCTCTTGTAATTACTCATTGTCAATATATTTGGTCGTCCTGGACGGATTCGAACCGACGAATACTGCCGTGAAAGGGCAGCGCCTTAAGCCACTTGGCGACAGGACGATATTGGTGGGCTTGGAAGGTCTCGAACCTTCGACACCCTGCTTAAGAGGCAGGTGCTCTAACCAACTGAGCTACAAACCCTTGATTTGTTGACAATCTGCATTTATAATATATACATAAGCACCATAGGGGGATAATATGGATAAAGACGCGGTTACACGTCACTATTTTGAAGTACGTGGATGTAAGATTAAACGTACCTATACTAAACGTAAAGAAGCAAAAGAAGCTGCTAGAACCATGAATCGTATAAATGATTCTGGAAGAGTGCGAGTTTACTCATGCGAATTCTGTGGTCATTACCATATTGGCCATATGCGTATACCTTATGAAGATCGTAAAGAAAATGAACGGATTGCTAATATTTTAAAGAACGCTACTTAGTTTGGTGGAGCATGTCGGATTCGAACCGACGACTTTCAACTTGCAAAGCTGACACTCTGACCAACTGAGTTAATGCCCCATATTTATTGGTACGCCCATTAGGATTCGAACCTAAATCCATCAAGTTAGAAGCCTGATACTCTATCCAATTGAGCTATAGACGCATAGTCTTATTTTGGTCACACATCAGAGATTCGAACTCTGACCCTTTGCTTGGAAGGCAAACATGCTAGCCATTAAACACCAATGTGTGATGGACGGTTTATGATTAAATCCTCATATTGCCGACAAAAAGGTGTGGTGAAGCGTGGAACTAAGCTCTACGCCCTATTTCAACCCGCATATAGCTAGGGTTTGGAGCCGCGTTTCGGATTCGAACCGAAGACCTGCTGTTTACAAAACAGCTGCTCTAACCAGCTGAGCTAACGCGGCGTAAATTTATATACTGGTACACCCTGTAGGACTCGAACCTACAAACCTTTACGTTCGAAGCGTAACGCTCTATCCAATTGAGCTAAGGGTGCGTCTATTCTTAGTTCGTAATCTGTGACAGTTTGAACAAACTATATCGCATTTTTGAATCTCTTCAACCACCTTATCAAAAGAATAAGAACCCTGATTGAACTGTGAAAGGTTCATAAGTTTCTTTTCCCCTGGGACATGATCAAAATCTATACAGACTGCATCATAATATATACCGCAGTCATGACACGGATTCTCTTCCTTTATCTGTGAAAGCATAGCATGTATAATACTGTCATAATCATGAGCCTTATCTATATAATATTTTCTATTATTTTGATAATGATTATTGCTATACATCTTTTGACATGCATTACAGTAAGATTGTCTCCTACCTTTGCGTTTATTTCTCCAGTTGAAGTCTTCGAAGCTTTTCTCTATATTGCATTTTGTACATGTCTTCATCTTACGATTATAGCACACAAAGTACTTCGAAGTTTTAAAGAGCTTGGTTGCACGGGTAGGATTCGAACCTACGTACCTTTTGGGGAAAGAGCTTATGAGACTCCCGAGAATGACCACTTCTCAACCGCGCATTACCTGATAAATGCTCTACTCACAGACTTGGGAAGCCAACTCCTATTATCGTCACTGTGAAGCACACTGATAGATTATAGAACATTTAATTTGGTCGACGATGAGGGGCTCGAACCCCCGACCCTCTCGGTGTAAACGAGATGCTCTAGCCAACTGAGCTAATCGTCGATATTTGGGTGTATTGTTGCTACTAACGCAGCTAGTGGGATTTGAACCCACGGTCTGAGAGGTTATGCCTCCCTGTTTTACTTTTAAACTATAGCACGTCACAATACACTTTTCTGGTATACCTTACTTGTAGACAAATCACGATTATATTTATCTACAAACTCTGGTCGGGGAGGAAGGAGTTGAACCTTCTACCAAAGTGTTATGAGCACTCTGCTCTAACCGATGAGCTACTCCCCGATATATTTATTATAATCAAAGCATTAGCCCTTTGTCAATTGGTCGGGAGGGCAGGATTTGAACCTGCGGCCAGCGATGTATCGGATCGCCACTCTAGCCACTGAGTTACCTCCCGTAATTATTTGGTGGGCTGGGCGAGACTCGAACTCGCGACAATCTGGTTAAAAGCCAGTTACTCTACCATCTGAGCTACCAACCCATAAACAGTCGGTATTAAAAAAGGAGCTTGCTAGCTCCTACGGGTAGAAATATTGCTGCGTCTGTTATGAATTATAGATTGTGAAAGTACGTTTCGAAATGGCACCGCCCTTGGCGTCCGTTTTCATGCGTTCAATTGTCACAACTGTGTTTTTCATAACTAATACTATTATAGCACACTACATCGACATAAATCAACTAAATGTATTTACAATAAAAATCAATATGATACTATGAGCTAGTGATACGTAGAAAGTATAAAAAGTACTTGCGTTTTTCAGAATTAGTATTTACAATGAAAATGTAAAGCAAGAGCAGTAAGAAAGGAACAAGGAATGACGACTGCGCAAAAGATACGCAAAGCAAGGGAGCTTGTCCAGAATGAAGAAGATGGAAGCATCTACCTGCAGAGCGTATGCACAGTGAAAGAGCTGAAGGAGGCTTTGGCAAAAACTAAGAGTAAAGAAGCCAAAGAAACAATCCAAGACGCAATCACTATTAGGGAATACAACAATTTAATGAAGAGGAAAGAGTCAAATGTTGCGCTACAAACAAATCTTTAGTAATTTAATTGGTATCAACAAGTCGCCATCGAATAAAGATAAGATTCTCGCACTTGAGAATGATGGCATGATTGATATGATGCATCACCAGTTCAAACGGTACTCATCTATAACACATTTCACAAAGCCTCACCTTGTCTGGGTAAGCTGGTTGCAAAGGTAGATAGACATGGTGGGCGAGAATAGGGGAAGTAGGGGTAAAACGTACGCTGACTATCTAAGACAGGGTACAAAGGTTAATAAGGCATATATTATGCCAAAAGGCGCAAGGCCTCCTCAACGTAAATCAGTATTCGGTGGTTTCGAGGATGAGCCCGTTACGCCTAGTTATAAATCAAAGACGATTGAACAGCATATCAAATTAGCTGAATATCGCGAAAGGATGCTTAATAAAGATATAAGAAGGGAAGTGCTGCGTGAGATACAACGTGATAGCGGATTGGCTGAAACGTGATATGATTAGCGACTCGATGCTTATAGAATCAAACCTAACTAATGAAGAACTTCAGTTTCTTACTGAGCATACGTTAAGCCAGATTCAAAGGGATGACCCTAAGCTACTACGAGAGTTATTCGAAGCAAAATAATATACAGAGAAGCGGGGGTTATATGTCTCAGGATGATGGGGTTATTGTTGATACAGCTGACGGCGAGATGGAAATCTCTACCAATGAGTGTTATGACTGACGCTTGAATTTTTCGTAATAATTATTTATAATTAAAACATAAGCATTTAGGAGGGATAAATGACTGATACGAAGAAAATCATTAAAGATATAGAGGTAGACTCTATCAAGCTTGCCAAGAAGGAAGCAAAACTTTTAAGGCTACAGGAAGAACTTAATGCTAACCCGTCATACAAGAAGTTCATGGAATTGAAGAGCAGTTTCGATTCCCAATATGCGCTGTTTAGGGAAACAGTCACTAGCGAGATGAAGCGGCTCAAAGAACAGTTTGGCGTCGCCACAATTGAGGGTGAGTTTGGTAAAATCACATATGTACAACCTAAATCAAAGATTGTAGTGGTTGATGAAGATGAGGTTCCAGATGACATGAAAAGTCTCACTCCAGATCTCACGGCTATTAGTAATGCATACGAGCTTCTTAATGTACTACCTCCAGGAGTTGAATTGAAGGCTTCAAAACCATACGTAAAGATTACAAGTTCAACTACTAAGGAGAAGAAATAATGTCAAAAGACTCTCACAAAACCCTACTCAGCCAGCTTAAGGACCCATTTGACCCAAAGCTTGTTAAATGGACGACCAAGGGTGGTAAGTCTCCTAACCCATTAGCATACATTGATGCTCGGGACGTTATGAAGCGTCTAGACGATGTTATGGGAGTTGGCAATTACCAGACGAAGTACGTACCAGTTGATGGTGGATTCATTTGCGAATTATCACTGCTTATTGACGGTAACTGGATTACTCGTTCTGATGGTGCCAGCAACACTAAGATTGAGCCAGTTAAGGGCGGCATTTCTGATGCACTCAAGCGTGCAGCAAATGCTTGGGGTATCGGACGATATCTATACTACATGCCAAAATGGGCTAATGGTGATAACGTTCATCAGTGGCCTAAATGGGCTCTTCCTAATAATGATTTAGAGAACTGGGAAGACATAGCTGAGCTTGAGGCAGATGCAGAAAGCGGCATGGACAACTATCAATATGACGAAGCTGATCAGACAAGCGAATCAAAGAAAGCTGCAATCGTTGCGGCTAACAAGAAAAAATAATGTCTGTATCCTACTACGACGATATTGAACAGGGAACAGAGGAGTGGAAAGACCGCAGGGACTTACACCTCACTGGAACTGACGCTAAAACCCTGATTAAGGGAATTGCCGTAGAGGAGATTCTTAAACAAAAGAAGAAGGCTCGGTCATTCACTGGAAACAGCGCGACCGAAAGAGGGCATAGGCTTGAACCTGAGGCGATAGAGCTTCTTGAAGCTATCAAGGATGTATCTGTACACCATACTGGGTTTATAACCAATGATAAATATCCTATCGTTGGTTATAGCCCAGATGGGCTGATAGGTGATGATGCACTCGTTGAGTGTAAGGCCTTTGCTAAAGATAGGCACCTGGAAAATAGCAAACATATAGAAGTTGCAATCATGGCTCAGATACAATGGGGGTTATTTGTGTCTGAGCGCTCATGGGCGTATTTGGTTCTATATAATCCAGACTTAGACCCAGAAAAAGCTATTTTCATTATAAAAGTTGAACGTAATGAGTTGCTGATGAAACGATTTGAGTCGTTAATCAACAGGAGATAGTTTATGGTAACTAAAAATGAAGAAAAGGAAAATCTATATGAGTCTAGCGACTCTGACATCAAATTTGAAGGAACTCCCATACCGAATAACGGTGATGGACGCGGTCGCAGCTTTAGGGGTAGCATTTGGGCTCTTCCTCCTGATGGATTCAGTATTTACCGACGGACGATTAACGATAAACTTTCTGATGTGGTTTATAGGGTACTAGGATTTTTCAAGAAAGGTATTGACTTTTTGCGACTTTTCGTTTACAATCTTTATCATAACCATAAGCGTTATGAAAGGAAAAGTAACATGAGCAAAAAAGATATCAAGTCTGCAGAAGACACCAATAATAAATCAAGCCGCATGGCATTCGACTGGTCATCAGTTGGCCGTGGTATAATGGGATTAGGACGTTTACTGCTGGTTTTGTCAATTGCAATGTCATCATACATTGTGTTGAAAGAACACCGCGGTGACATCGTTCCAGTATTGATTATTGTGCCAATGACATTCTATGCATTTATCATTCTTGCAATGGTATTTGCAAAATCCACTAGAAAGGGAGAACAATAGCCCTCTCAACAGTTATTAGTAGATAGAAATATCAAACCTAATCTGGGGCTGGCTAATGAGTAATAAACTCGTAAACTTCCTATCAGCTGTAATTGCATTAGCATTCACTGCTATAGGAACAAACTATATCTTACAAGATAATAGTAGCGAATTAAGAATCATTGATAGCAAAACTAAGAAGCTAGATTCTAAATACGGAACACTTAGTAAGATAGAGACTAAATCTAATATAGAGAATGTCTCAAACGAAGTCGTCAGTGCTCCTGTGGGCGCCTACACGGCCAAGGTTAATAGTGTCAGTAGCAATAGTTCAATAACTGGTAATAAACAACAGTGGCTCTCAGAATCTGGAATACCAGAATCAGATTGGCAATATGTTGATTATATCATTACCAGGGAGTCACATTGGGATCCTTGTGCATACAATCCAGGACAATCTGACTGCTCAGCAAATCCTACGACGGCTTGCGGGCTAGCTCAATCGCTACCTTGTGGCAAACAAAGTAAATATGGTAACTGGAATGACCCAGTAGCAAACCTTAAGTGGCAGTATGACTACGTTAGGGGCGCATATGGCGGATATGCTCAAGCATACGCTTACTGGCAAGTTCATGGTAATTATTAGACATCCTAACTATTGTTAGGGTGTCTTTTCTTTTAGGAGGATAATATGAATATTAGAAGAAGTGCGAAGAAGATTAAACAGCGTTTTAGACCCTTGCGGTCGGCAAAAATAATACTACGCAAGAAGAAAAACCAACGTCGACTACTGTTCGGGATTGGCGTTGTTACGATTATCATTCTACTAGCGTTTCTCGTGCAGGGGATAAATAAACAGAACTCCCTTAGGCAAGAAATACTCAAGAACCAAACCGAGCTCAAAAACACTCAAAAACAGATTGTGGAGCTAAAAAATGATGTCAACAAAAAGCAAAAAGCACTTGAGGCGAATGATAAAACAATTAAAGAAAACGCAGAAAAGCAGAGCGAGCTTGAAAAGAAAATTGATGAGCTTAATAAACAAATAACTAATCTTAAGTCAGCCTATGGTGGGTATGGTGGAGCGGAATCGGTAGGAAGCACGACATATACTGCTGGTAATAGCTACACTCCTGGTAACTGTACATGGGGTGTAAAGAACTGGAGACCAAGTGTACCTAACTTCTGGGGGAATGCTAACCAATGGGATGATAGCGCTCGAGCGTCTGGTATCGCAGTAGACTCTAACCCAGTAATCGGAGCAGTAGCTCAGACTGATGCTGGATGGGCTGGACATGTCGCACTCGTTATAGCTGTGTCTGGAAGCGATGTAACCATCAAAGAAATGAACTATGGCGGTCTATACAACGTCAACGAACGAACTGTGGACTCAAGCGAATTCGTTTATATACACGTATAAGCCTCTGTATGGCGCTTTAGCACTAGAGTAATAAAAATATAGCCTCCTGGGGGTGAGGAGGCTATATTAGTGCTTAAAAGGGCTTAGGAGGCATTTACAAGGCGTTCATTAGCGCCTTAGAGTCCCATCCTACACAAATTAGCTCTTCTTTTCCGTCAATTGTCTTTGTGACTACAGGAACGGTTGTTTTACCGCTCATTTCAAATATACGATCACGCACTTCGGGGTGCTCATCTAGATTGACTTCATCATAAGATTGCCCTTTAAGCGCAAAAAACTTTTTCACCATTTTGCAATATGCACAGGTAGTGGTCGAATATACTTTAAACATTACTGTATCTTTTTTCGCGTGAACAGATTTATGACTGCTAACAAAACTGCTGAACCAAGAATGGCTACTAGGAACGAGCTGAAGTTGAAAGTCGACAGGTCTGCCTTTATACCCAATAATGGTGCGAACAGCCAGTTTGAGATACTGGCACCTAGAACACCTACGATGATATTCCAGAATATGCCCATCTGTTCATTTTTATTTACAATAACGCTCGCTACCCAGCCTACTAGGCCGCCAACGATTAGAACTATCAATAGTTGCATTTAGTTCTCCTTTGATTAATTTTTAGAATGGGAGAATTCCCTGTGAGGAACTTGTCTTGTCCTCGTGAATGGCCTTGTCTATAGCTCTAAGTATGTACAATATAGGCACACCGTATGCGCCTGCCAGTGATGGGTCGTTTGTGATAGCCAATATGAGAGCTCCTGGGAGGGAGAATATTGCTAGACGAGCTATTTCTTTTACTAATGCAGTTATAGATGGTTTGTCCATATTATTTACCTTTTTTAAATAATGCCTTTAGAAGTTCGATATATGGGGACCAATAGAATGACGTGATAGTCAGTACAAGTACAAATAAAGCGAGTGACCCAGATATTACCGATATATTATGAAGAACGAGTGGTACTTTCGCTCCCAGTGACTGTATATACATGGCCATAATAGAAGGAACGCACAGTATTGCTGCGCTACCAAACCCTGCTAACAAAGCGAATCTTTTTCTTTTAAGCCACATGCGAGTATCAGACCTCCCTAAGAACCATTGCACAAATGCCGCTGGTGCGATTATAAACATCAGCATAAATACGGATAATATTCTTATCACTACCCCTACTACTGAATATATATTACCGTCCATTGATTTTTTCCTTTCCACCGCTGACTATGAACAGTGTAAGAGCTACATCTTCCTCATCGAGGAATTTATTTACATCTCTTACGGCTTTTGTGGTCTCCCTAGCTTCGTTAACGAGCTTCGTTTTAATTGCTGTCACTTCTTTCTTCGCCATATCTCGCCTATCTTGGCGCTTTTTTTTACTGCCAAACCAGAACATTACTTGTCTCTCCTAGAGCGTTGTAGCTCATCAAGGATACGTTCCATAAATCCCTTAGATTCAGTAAGAGCTGGAGTGATAGTACCAGATAGTTCCTTGATATCCTTAATGTGATTGTCAACTTCCTGCTTGAGCTCGTTGCGTATGTCAGTATATGATTTTGCAAGCCATACAACAGCACCAATCAAGGAGAGGATGAATGCACCTCTTATACCATCTTGGGATAGAATGCTGTTGATAAAATCCATTATTTTGCCTTGATAGAGTTTGTAACATTTATCTTACAGTTTGCATCATCTATGTATCTCCACCCGAGTGCGCCATTCAGTGTGCACCCCTCTATCCCTCTAGCGCTTTCACCCTTGAGAGAGTTGACGAAGTCTTGTTCTGTACCAGAGTTGCCTATATTCAGCCAGCTCTGATATGCTGAGTCCCCTTTTATAGGGACTTGTTCGATTGTTTGTTTTTCAACTACAGTATCATGTGATACCGAGTCTGTACCATCATGGCCATCGCGACCATCTTTTCCGTCTTTTGGCATGTTCATAGATATGTTCTTAAGCTGTTCAGTTAAGTCAGATATTGCTTGGGCGTTTTTGTTGATGTCCTCGGATTGCTTAACAAGCTGTACATCGTGTCTAGCATTTATGACGCTCTGCTTCCCAAATTGATAGCATAGGTAGCCCACAGCTGAAACTAACAACATTAAAACTAAAATGAAGTATATAAGCGGTTTTTTAATGCTCCTAGGCTCTTTTATCATATTATCCCCATACTCTTATGTGGAGACTATAGTTAGCATTAGCAGTTGTGACATTAAATTCGACAGTATTTGATGTGAATGAATCGATTGACACTGAAAGTACTTCTTGCAGCGTCCCAGAAACACGCTCCCACACACTGACAATCTTCCCATTAATTGTTACTGTCTTACCGCCAGTCGTGTCTTGATATATAGCAGTTACTCTTTGGTAGTTGTTATCACCAGCCCCTACTGATAGGTGCGTGAAGTTTTGAGTCGTATTG